ATAGCCGTTTATCTTTTCAAGCTCCTCGCCTGATACTGTTTCGCTCATTGCATTTCCTCCTTTATAGTTCTTTCTGTTCTTTTTCTTTCTCGTCAATTTAAAAATGTCTTTAGAGGTCTTATTTCTTCTTCAATCTCTTTATACCTTTGGTATTGCTTATCCGTCACTGCTGTCACCGTCCATTCTAGCTCTGCTAATTATGTCTCTATTATTCATTTCTCTCCAACGAATTGTAGATTTTGGTATTCCAAAGCGTTCACTACATTCTGATAATGTCATAGTCTCGTTATTGATAGTAATATAATGATTTGTAGATTTGTTGTTTGCCTGTGTTTTCATAGTAACCCATCTACAGTTATCAGGAAAATAATTTCCGTTGACATCTATCCTATCAAGGGTGAGAGTATCAGAGTATCCATTGTTTTCTGCCCAATTTTTAAAATTATAGAAGCTTTGCCATTCGTCACATACAGATATTCCTCTCCCACCATATGAGTGATAATAAGGGTGTTTCGCTCTTGTACACCTTTCCCTCATGCCGTCCCAGATTTTATAAAGACGTGTTTTTGTAGCGTGGTGAGTTGTTATTCCGTTTTTTATAATTGAATATCCTTTACATTTTGATTTTTTTCCATAGCAGGAAGACACTGTACTTTTCGCTACTCCTAAAAATTTGCAAGCATCTTTTTCAGAATTAAAAGTAATGTTTTCTTCACCTTTGATAAGTGTATAACTTGTTGTACTATGTATCATTACTTTTCCTCTTTTCAAATATCGCATTTTGCACCGCAGTTAGGGCAGTAATTTATCTCACCATGTGGATACTGAGCTATAAAGTGAATGATTTCACAATTACTGCATCTAAGCTGATTAGGTGTGTTTGTATTCTCCCATGTTCCATGCTTGACCTCCTGCACGTCTGCGGTAGGTACATCATCAACCAGTTTGCACAGGTTATAATAAAGTTCTTCTATGGTCATATCCCAATCAAATATGCTGTCTGTTTCCGAATCAATAGAACACTTTAATTTTTCTGCGTCAATATATCTTGACATTTGCTATTCTCCTTCCAGTGACTTTCAAACTCCTTCTTAAACTCTTGTAGTTCCTCATCTGCCTTTTCTAATGCATTTTTCATATCCTCGTTTGACACATGGTAGACACTTGGAATAGCACTAAAGGCATCGACAATTCGATCTCTTTCTTTCTGAGGAATATCTTGCAGTAGATTATGACTCACTTTTTTCACCTGTTTTCTCAGTTAAAATTATTTTGAACATATTGTCAACAGAAGTAAGAAGATCATACCTCTTATTCATTGGAGCAGTTGAGCTTCTAGCAAATTGGTGATTGACCATATCAATGTAAAAAGTTGATGAACCATCATCACCCATGTAGAATTGTTCCCATTCAGACTCAGACATTAGTCTTTTTACTTCAAGCTGCTCAATAGCAAGATTATCAAAACTTACTGTATTGAACTTTGTAAACAATACATCAAGATTATTATAAAGCCATAGCTGATTATATTTAACAGTTGCATATTTCTGAGTTAGATACTCATTACCTCTACGAAGTTCTTTATAACCAAGTATAAGCATTTTTAGATTATTATTCTGCAACATAGCAACATCATCTTCTGTAAGTATTCCGTTGATAACATGAATTACAGCATTGGGATAACGTTTGACCATTTCAATAAATTCTGTTGTCGGATTTACAAGGCTAACCCCTAAACCATAAATCAGCTTTTCGTCAACTAAATATTTAATCAACTCCTGCTTTTGCTCAAAGTGTTTCTGATTAACTGTTATATTAGCGATAACCTTTTTGTCTTTAAGCTTGCGAAGGAATGGAATTAAATCTGGGTGACTTGTAGCATCCCCACCACCAATTGCAACTTCTTGATATTCATGAAGCGTATCAATAAATTTCTGATTAAGAATATCTGCATGACAGCCATTAAGCGCACTTCCTTCATGACAGAACGGACAACCCATATCACAATAATTTGTGATTTTTATATCCATGTTTTCTGCGTGATCTGGAATAAAAACATTATCGTCTGTCTTGCGAACCTTTGTACCATCGTCAAAAATCATAGTAGTATAGTTCCCATTTTTATAAACACCCAGTAATTTCATTTTTATTCTCCTTTTATTTAATCGTGTCCATAATAGCCGAAAGCAACAACTTTATCTCCAGATGGTGTTGTACAGTTATCCCAGAATGTTTCATACTCGAAATCATAGCCTTCAAAAAATTGATTATAAGTATAATATCTATCTTCGTCACAATCATGTTTCATGTCAGAAATAGGAATTAACTTATCCTCCCAATAATCAAATATAAGTTCTCCACGCTTCCACTGTTCAAATTCTGAATCTGTGCAAAATGTAAACGAATGAACCGAGCTGCTGTTGGTTTCAAAAACGTTTCTTCTAATCTTAATTTTCATATTTAGCCACTCCTTCTCCATCATAGTCGTGTTTATATTCTCTAGCGATCATATTTCTATTTATGATACCAGTTTTCTTGATGTTATTCCAAATACAATATTCATCTCCGTCCACAATGACAAAATATTTTTTATTCGTTAAAAACTCTTTGAGTGAAATTCCTTCTTCTTTTAAAAAAGGCGTTAGAATATCTTCATCTACATAACCATAAAATGTTATATCGTATGGCTTGCGCTTATCATGCATTGTAACTATTGGAAGTTCAATATTTTTACACTCGGGATAAACCTCATGAACGATTTTTGTAATTTCACCAAATTTTTCTTTGGCGTTTTTAAGATAGGCTTCCTCGTCATACTGCATACAATACCCACATAAGCAGGCTATGGCATAACAGGTTTTCAATCTAAAAGTAGCTAAACACTTAAATGGCGCTCGTCCAAATGTTAAATCATCTTCATCCCATATGCTCCAAGTACCTTCGTCAAGGAATATCTCAGAAGCAATTTTCTCATGTGTTTCGTATTCATCTTCTGTATTTTTAACAACCAAGCTGTGCATACTACTTGAATTTGTTTCAAAAACATTTTGTCTTATTTGTAGTTTCATTTAATTCTTTAACCTCCTATTCCTGCAATTATTATTTTCTCTTATCGTACATTTTGTCCGACCATTCTTTAAACTTTTTCATTTCCTCTTCGGTCGGTTCGTCTTCCGGTCTGCCTTGATCGAAACCGAGAGTACAGCCACTTTCAAAGCAACAGCCTGCTAGATCGGCAGAGCATTCCACGTCATCGCCATATTCACGATATCCCCAAGCACAATCCTGACAACACTTCATTACAGGGTCTATGCATCGTGTTGGTAAGTCATGTATAATTTTTTTACTCATTTTCAATCTCCTTTGAAAAACTCTCTCGGTTCAAACCATTTATCTTCAATGACATTTCCTATTCCGACAACTAATCTATCTTCCTGTTTTACTCTAACATAATGACCTTTTATATCTTCCCATTTTGCAACGCCCGCAACGTCCATAATTCTTGTAAGAGCTTCAAGTCCCTTTTCAGAACCTTTAAACGATGTTCCGTTGAAAAAAGCTAAGTTATAACCGCCAAAACTAGCTCCCCAGCCTAAGCCTTTAAGTGCTATAGAAAAGGTAAGGCAACAATGGTCGCCTATTTCCAGTGATACATCAGTTATTTTAGCGTTTTCATAAATAGTGTTAGTGTTGCTTTCTACCGAGGGTATATTTTTTATTACAGGTGCAGGCTCATTTTCTTTTATGTAGCGGGTAAGATATCCGCCGCATGAAAAAAATTTTTTGCTAAGAGGACAGTGTTCACAGGTCTCATCTGTATTAGTGCAAACCTCCACCGCCTTTTCAAACTCCTCTTTCGTTATCATATTCTACCTCCTTCTATAAATAAAACTAAATTTTTATTTATTACTGATTCATGTTTTTTCATATTCAGTATCTTTTGTATTATTTAATTTCCAGCTCACAAAATCATTTCCTACAATTCAGCAAAATTAATAAGATTAAGTAAGTCCGTAACAGACATATCTTCCTCGTCTGCAACTTCTTTTAATTTCAGTAATGATGTTTCAAAGCTATCTTCACAATCTATACAATCTATACCCTCACAGCCTTCAAAACTATCGTACCATTTGCAACATTTACATTTAAGTTTTCTTATCTCTTTATTCATTTCTGTTTTACTCCTTATATGACTTATTAAATGTACCACTTACTGTTTCTACATATTTATTAAGTTCCTCTATAAATCTGTCTTCTTCCCCAATAGAAATAATCTTTACTTATATAACTTAAAAGTTGCTTATAAGTTGTCCGAATCTCCAATCAGGAAAATATGTTTTATGTATCTGCTTTAGTTCATTATAAAAGTTATCTAGTCTTTTTATGTCTCTTATAAATAAAATACCTCTTTCATATTTTAGTTATCACAAACTTTGAAATTATACATACAATAGTTAAAATTTCTAATTTATTTGCAACAACAACGCTTTTATATCTTTGTTCCATAGTTAGAGGTGATACTTTAGATATACCACCTAAGAAAAATGTCATTCCTAAAGTACAGCTTAAAAATGCTATAATAGATAAAATTAGTTGCATAATAGGTAATCACCTTTCTATTGTAAATGTATTAGTATTTTTAAATATGCCATTCCTAGAAAACTCTACAACAGCTCCATCAGACATTACAACTGTAATCCTATCAGGATAACGATTGTAACTATCATATTTATGAGTCTTAGTATATTTCATATTAGTAATTTTTATAGGCTTACAATGATAATTTTCACATTTCTTACATTCTAATTCTGTTTCATAAACATTTCCGCAAAGATCGCATTTATATGATTTAACTTCTTTCATTTTCTATTTTCCTCAATATAAGTTTTATTTTCATTAAAGGCAGTAATATCTTTAGGATTATAGCTTAGTCTAATTTCAGATAGTTTGTAATAGTCAATAGTATTATATATTTCTCCCATATCAATATCTGTTTCACAACTGCTTTAAACACATAGATTTTCCTTTGAATTATAGGAATCTAAAAGATTAAAATAATCTATTTTACTTTTTGTTAGTCTATTATTTTTTTTATTTGTTTACCTCAATAAAAGAAAACTTTTATATTACTCATTCTTATCTTTTTTGCCTAGCAACCACTCAATCGAGGTTGGCTTTTTGTCTTCCCAAGAACAAAGATTGTTTAATACCTTTGTTATGTTGTTGACACTAATTGAATGTATTCCACCATACCATATTGCTTCTGCTTTGCAGGGGCGTGTTTCGTAAGCTACTAAAGCATTACGAATATCGTCACAAGCTAAATATCTATAACCCAACAAATAAAGTCCTTCCAAAACAGTTCTCTGTTCATCTGTTATTTTTGGTTCGCTTGGTTTATTTATCACATCACCAACGATTGTACCTCTTACTGTAGGCTCATCGGTTGTAAATTTTGGATTGGATATTCTTATGATAGTTTCGCCAGTCTTTCTTTCGGTCTTAATAGTGATTGTCTGCTTAAACTCTGACATATGTATTTCCTTTCTAAATAAAATCAACTTTTTATAAGCTTGAATTATTAATAAATATACTTCTTAGGAGAAATTCTTACTTTATCACCAATTAAAAACATTTAAATTCCTTTCATCTATTATAAGTTTTGATAAATATAAAACATTCTTCTAAATTTACATAAATATATAGGGTAAAAGTAATTCATTACATAGAAAAAATACTTTTAATTTCGCAATATGCAAACCATTTAGATGAATACTTTTCAGGGTCATCAAACTCTACATAATATCTATGACAACAATTAAAATATCCTGCTTTAGTTATAGTTCCAATGGCTTTTGTATATCTTTTAAGATGTGCATAATTATCAGTATTTACTGTTATTCTATTTCCTACACTAAACATAAAAATACCTCTTTTCACCATTTTATATAAGTTGTTCTATAACATTCTTAACATCTTCAAATATTTCTTTGGTTGTCCATTTCTTGCCACAGTAACAAATACCAAAAATATAGTCATAACCAACAGTAGAGAAACTCCAACCAATATAATGACCCTTATTAGGATTTTTTATAGGGACAAATGGAAGTCCTGTATATGTGTTAAAATTAATTCCACCGTGACAAGCAATATCATAAAATTCATTTTGGTTACTAGCATTATACAACTTATGCCCCTCTGGAATTTCAACATAAGCACAAGGGTGAGTACCATAAGAAACTATAACATAATGAAAATCCTTGTAAATGCCTTCGTCAAGCATATCAATAACCTTTTGTTCATTCTCTACAGAACCTTTATATATCATTTCTTTCATAATATTTCCTCCTATCTTTTATACTTTACAAAGTCTTTTATTTTATGAAACCATTTTTTAATTGTCTTTAGCACTCTTTAACCACCTTTCAGCATATTAATTATAGTATGCTACTTTTAAGATTATATTTATAGTATACTACTACTTTTGAGATATGTCAAGTATGCAAAATGCACAAATCCATACTATAAAAACTATACATTGTTGTACAACAAGCTCAACCAAGTGTTTCTTTGCGAAGCTTGTATTTTCAAGCACCTCTGAAAAGCACTAGGCTCGGCAATCAACGCACATTTGGTTTTAGCTCTGGTAATCGCAGTATAAAGCATACAGCGGTCAAGCAGTTTATAATGGGTATTGTCGATCAGTACAATAACATTCTTAAAACCACTACCTTGCGTTAAATGGCAAGTCAGACAGTAAGCCAACTCAATACTACTTAAATCATTTTGCAGAAAATCAATTTCCTTGTCGGCAAATTTAATTGTAACAACATTCTGCTTCTTGCCGTCTTTAATTGTCTGTTCAATTTTTGTAATATAACCCATTTCACCATTGAAAACATTTCTATCATAGTCATTTGTTCTTTGAATAATTTTCGACCCAACACGAAATGTCTTGTTACCATACCTGATCTCAGGTGCGGTATCGGGTGGAATTATCATATCTTGCAAGATAGAGTTAATTTCAAAAGAACTATTTATCCTGTCCTTTTTGCAAGGTGTCAAAATAATCGTTTCATCATATCCGTCCTTCTGAGCTGCCATTGTATACAATTTAATAGCCAATTCACGCATACCCTCACGGCTCTCTCTAAACATATAGGTCATGTCTTGTAGCTCGCCAGTAACAACTTTTAATTTTGGTTCAGGCAATGGGTTTTCTCCATTTCTAATTTTAACTGAGTCCGAAATAATGCCTGACTTTTGAGCCTGTCTTAAAATCTTAGTCAGCTTACAGCAAGTGAACACATTGCAATTAAGTAAATCATGAAAGATATTGCCGCAGCCTATTGGCGGTAACTGACCGTCATCACCTACAATAATTACTTTTGCACCCTCTTTTATAGCAGAAACCAAGCTATAAAATAATGACGAATTAACCATTGAAGCTTCATCAAGTACAATAATATCACTAGACAATCTATTATCAGAGTTATAAACAAAGCCTGTCTTGTTAAAACCAAGCAACCTATGAATTGTACTTGCGAATAAACCTGTCGCCTCGGTTATCCTAATCGCAGCTTTAGCAGACAAAGCACAAGCTGATATAGAATAGCTTTTATATATCTTTGTGAGTCCTCTTAAAATTGAGCTTTTACCTGTTCCTGCTCTACCTGTTATAAGCACCACAGGGCTGTTGCAAGCCTTATATATCTCTTGTTTTTGTTCGTCTGTATAGCAAAAACCTTGTTCTCTTTCTGCTTCTGAAATACCTTTTTCAATGTTAATCTTATAGTCTGTTTCTTGTTCATTGAGATTTTTTAGAATATTCAAAATAGATATTTCAGTTTTATATTGGCGTAATAGCCCTACCTTATTTTCTTCAAAATGTAGAAATATCTCATGTTGCTTTTGTGTGGATTTAAAGTTCTCGTACATTTCATAACAATCGTTTATATTATCTCTTACCGCATTATCCAATACTGACTCTAGCACATATGAATGACCGTCATTATTTCCAGCACACTCAAGATAATACTTGATAAATGCCACAACTCTTTTGGTTGATATTCTGATATTTGGATTTAACTTTAATGCTAAATCGTCCACTCTTTTAAAGCCTAAGCCATGAATTTCTGTCATAATATAAGGGTTATCAAGTAACTTTTCCTTCAATAATTGAGGGTTAGGTTCATTGGAAATTAACTTACTTATCATGGCATACGTTACACCCAACGGCTGAAGCATAATAAGAATATCTGAAATAACATAGTTATTCAATATATTGTCCTTTATCCTATTCCAACTCTTTTCGCCTATACCCTTGATTTTTGCGTAATCAATTTCTCTGTTATGAATAACATCATCAATTACATTTGGGTAAACATCTAAAATGTTTTTTGCTTGTAGCTCTGTGACCTGAGTTTTCAAATATGCTATTTGTTGTTCTTCTGTCTTAGGCACGTTTGCAGTAATGGAGATTGGTGTATACTGATACGAATTATATTTACTATTAAAAGAGCAAGTGACTTCGGCATTGTACTCAACACCGATTGTCAAGCGTTGCATTTTACCTGCCAATGTGCTACCTTTTAACTGCTTTGGATTGTCACCAAAGGGATCATCATAACAATCATAAAAATATGGAATATCATCAGAAGTTGTTGTGAATGTGTACACTCCCCAATTACTATTTTCGTTATAAAATCGCTCCTGTTGGGGAACGATTTTAAACTTAAATGTTTTTTCTGTCATGTCTTTTCTTCCTTTCTGAAAGCCATTCAACATATGGTCGCATAGCCTGTATTGTAACTTTATCTTCGTCTGTTTTCCTGCATTTAATAGCAACCTGAGAGCCTTTCTTAACCAAATCTTCATACTGTACAAGTTGACTATTCCAAAGAACACCCTCTATAATACCGAAAGTAGAATAAATGTTCACAAAAGCAAATGGTTTTTTATTTCTGTCCTTTTTCTTTTGTACTCTGGAAATAACACCTACAATAACGCAATCATTATCATTCTCAACGGCTTCAAATGTTGTTGTTAGATAGGGGAGTGCTTCTTCAAATGGATTATTGTGTATAAATATCTGTAATGCTTCAAACTCCCAAAAATCAGCGTTTTCAAGATATTTGTTATTGGTTGAAAGAAATTGTTTCAACCTATCTTCTTGCTGTAAATCAAACTTTTCTTTCTTTTTCTGATTTGCAAGAGTGAGTAACAAATCTTTGTCATAGTCATACTTGCCGTTACCGATACGATATTTTTCAATATCAATATCATAGTCAATAATAAGCTTGTTATATGTTGGCAACTTAGACAATTCTTTATACTCTAATGGTTTATACAATGACTTCAAATATTTTAACAAACAACTCTTTTTATCTTTCGTAGGTATTGCACCTGACTTCATTAAGTTAATAATTTGAGTTTTTGCCAGTGTTGTTCTTGACAGCAAGTCTTGAAGGTTTTTATACTTGCCATTCTTCTCACGATCAGCAACAATCTCTTGGGCTATTCGTTCACCAATGCCTGTAATCGCAGAAAAACCAAACAGCACATTGTTATCGTAAATAGAAAAATCGACTTGCGATTTATTAATATGAGGTGGTAAAACAGTTACTCCAAACTGTTTAGAGTCTACAATGTATTTATTCACCATACCTGCCTTATCTTTGTTCAAATTAAATAGTGCTTTGAAAAAATAAACAGGATAATTTATTTTTAGATAAGCAGTTTGAAAGCATAGAACAGCGTAGCTATAACTATGCGATTTGTTGAACAGATAGCCACCTTTAGTTTTCAATTCTTCACTAATCGTTTTGGCAATTTCATGAGAATATCCATTGTCAATAATTTCTTGGTACAGTTTTTCTGACTCTTGCTTAACAAGTTCAATATTCTTTTTGCCTATCGCCTTGCGGAATAAGTCAGCTCCACCGTAGCTTCTGCCACCAAAAGTTCTTACAATATCCAAAAGTTGTTCCTGGTAGATTATGCAGCCGTAAGTGCTTTCCAAAATAGGCTTCATGTCGGGGTGTATATAGGTGACAAGTGAGGGGTCATGTTTACATTTAATAAACTCCTCCAAAGCTCCCATTGAATCAGGTCTATACAATGCTAAAACAGCCGACAAATCTTCCATATTAGTTGCTTGTAGTCTGAGTAGCAAGTCTTTCATACCTGCACTTTCTACCTGAAACACACCATTCGTCAATGCTTTGTTTAACAGTTCAAAGGGACTTCTATCATTTTCAAATTTGGGGTTGTTGATATTTATATCGTACTCAGATAAGTGCAAGTCATTTTGAATTTCCTGTACCATTTTTAAGGTCTGAACACCAAGAATATCAAACTTAATAATGCCTATTTGCTCGACAAGTCTTTTGTCGACCTGAATAACGTGTTCACCGTCAGAGCCTAGTTTCATTGCCATATAGTCACTAATATCGGTATCAACAATACCGACACCGCCTGCATGACAGCTAACTGTTTTAACCCTACCACTTAATTTGCCTGCTATATCAAGTAATTCACTGTACTCTGGGTGTTCAGATAAGTAGTTTATATTGTTGTCAATACACTCTTGAAATGTATTGTACGAAAACTTTTTGGATAGTTTATCCCTTTCACCGTATTTAAAACCTAGTATCTTGCCAACATCTTTTATGGCAACAACAGGTGTTATATACGAGAAGTTTATAATTTGACAAACACGATTTTCACCATATTTGTCAATGAGATAATTTATTACTGTAGGTCTGTCTGAAACATCAATATCCAACTTTACTACCTTACATTTCTGCAAGGAATAGACTATATCTTCACCATGCGTATTATAGTTTTAACAATACGTTTAGGTGTGTGGCACTTCGAGTCAAGAATTTCACTTAACCCTACGCTCCTTTGAGCTAGTCGTTTGACGTTTTATATTTATGATTTAATAAGTGCTATACCTTTTATTAAATCATAAAATGTAACTTCGCACAGGATTGTCATATCATCAGACAGAACGACTTAGACATTCCCTGTTAGCTAATTAACACACCGCCATTTCCTGCGGTTACAATTACAATAATTGTTTAATCAACACCCTATATTTTATAGGTTCACCACACTTAACACATATGGTTTCCCATATGCTCGACCGAAAATCAATCTGGCATTGAAACTCTCTCAGGATTGAGGAACAATTTGTTATTAACCATAGGCTCTTTATCCTATGCTCTGGAGGTTTCCCCCATTTTCATCTGTTGGTTACTTCCAACCCAGTTTAGACTATATTTTTCAAACTTTTGTAGTTCAGACAAAAGTTTTATTCCGCCTTCGTGGGAAATTATTGGCTCTAAAGTCTTATTTCCTAGTCGTTACACACTTTCTTTTATTACTAAAAGATTTGGCTCGGTATTCCCTTTATCTCACCTAGTTATAGGTTTAGGGTTTCTTAGTCAGCTTATTCGTCTATGGTCTTGTCTCATTATCGGTTTACTCTCAATGAGAAGTCTTAGTTTGCTGATACCGAATTAACGGAATTTAACGAGTGCAACCTATCTACGCTCAAAAATCAATCCATATTTGATAGGGTTTAGGTCAGTTATACCTATTGTATAGCATACAAGACTTCCTGCTCCAGAGCCACGTCCTGAACCTATTTTAACCCCATGAGTTTTCGCATAATTAATAAAGTCCCATACAATAATGAAATAACCGTCAAAATTCATTTGATGAATAATGTTCATTTCATAGTCTAGTCGATCTTTCATTATCTTCTGTTCTTCTTTAGAAAGCTTGTCAAAATTTCTAGTTTTCCACCCCTCATTAATAAGGTGTAAAAGAAATTCATTATTAGACTTATATCCACTTGGCAGGGGGTATGTTGGCAACTGTGGATTTTGAAAAGGCATATGTACTTCTTCTATCATATCAGCTAAAGCATTAGTCTGATTTAAACCTTTTGTAACATTATTTACCCCAATTTGTTTATCCATAGTTGTATGAATTTCTTCTTTACTTTGCAGATAACAGCCCTCATAACTTTCTGACATTGTTTCAGTGTCATGTGCTATCTGAACGTGCCTACCCTGATAATATAAATCTTCCTTTGTGGCTGCGTGGCTATCTGTAGTAATTATGTATGGAGTGTTTGTTACCTCAGATAGTTTCAAAATCTTTTTATTGTAATTAGCCTGCTCCTCTGATTTGTGAGATTGCATTTCCAAATAGAAATTAGGAAATGCCGATTTGTATTCTTCGATATACTTAACACAAATATTAAAATCACTTTCTTTAGCTAATTTTGAAGCCAAACAAGCAGAACAAATAATTAAATCTTCTGCATACGGAGCAATATCTGAAATCTGCACTCTAGGCTTAAAATAAAAATTTTCAAGATTTGACTTAGTGATAATTTTATTTAAAGCCTTTCTGCCATTCTCATTTTTTGCGAGAGCGATAAGATGAAAATACTTATTGTTCTTATCTTTTACAGCCGTATCGAAACATTCATACAGCTCTACGCCATATATTAATTTAATATCAGGATATTCTTTAGATAGTTGATCGAAATATATCCATGAATATTGGTTGCCATGTTCCGTAACTGCATATGCTTTAATACCGACTTTTCGGCATTGTTCAAGCATTTCTTTTGGTGTACCATAGCCGTCCAATAACGAGTACATTGTATGGTTATGTAAAGAACTGTACATTACCTTTCAACCTCCTCATATTTCAAAATAACTATTTGTGGGGTAATTACCCCCTTATATTCAGAAACATTTAATTGACATAAAGCATTAATGCAAATTTCATCATCATATCCGTTCAAAAAGTCTAATACTTTATCGTCACTAGGATTGCAGAACTTAATTATTGCGATATTGTCATCAGTAGTAAACTTCCATGTATCTTCATTTTTACCCATGATAACGCCTTGGCTATGCTCCAAAACTATATTATTAATGACAAATAAAGGCTCTTTAATTCCTGTACCGTAACAATTCTCCAATGATGCAACATCAGAAATCATTCCAATATTAAATTCGTCATAATCAAAACAAAAATCTATTGGTAAAGGATTGTCTGAATCAATATTCTTATTTAAAACTTTAATTGCTTCAGCCACGTTCTCAGCTTTTATCTCGAAACCGAAAGCATTTGCGTGACCCTGACACCAATTAAACAAACCTGTTTTAAGTAACTCAGCCTTTAAATCTGGCACATAGCTGTTATCAAAGTTTCTAGCAGACCCTCTATATACATTATTTTCTTCGTCTTTGCGGAGTATCAAACAAGGTTTTTTCGCATAACTAGCCATTTTCATGGCTATTAATCCAGAAAATACACTTGGAATATTGTTGCCCTTTAAGAATAAAACTGTATTTTTGTCATTAGTTACGCTTTTCCTTAACGTAGGAAGTAACTTTTTCACTTGATTATCCTGTCTTGATTTAGCGTTTTTACAGAGTCTTACAACTCTTTGATAAATATTTTCTTTTGTAGTTTCACTTTCGCCACGTTTTTTATATTCAAATTCTTCGTCCTGCTCAATAAACGCTCTGAAAAGTAAGTCCTTTTCTTCCATATCACCGACTCTACACATGGCATTTATCAGGGAAGTAATGCAAAATGCAATAGTATGAGGATTAACCTTGCCTTTCATGGAATAATTTTGAGCATTAATAAATTCTTCAAAGCATTTATTTGTGACGTTATAAAGACCTTTATCAATTAGTCTTTTTGTTTCAAAAGAACGTAAATCCATGATATCCGATATATTAGCTAGTGCCACAAGGTCAAGGTAGTCATCGGCATAGTCGTTCCAATAATAATCATCAAGCGATTGTAGAAATTTATAGACTACTCCCGCACCGCACAATTCTTTATTAGAGTATTCTGAACTACACTGATTATTTACTATAACCGTATATGGGTTTGTTCTTTCAATATCATGGTGATCGAGAACAAGTATATCAATACCTTGTTCTGTCAACTGTTTGCATTGTTCAGTATCATTGCTCCCTGCATCGGGAACAATCAACAATTTTGTGCTTTCAGGTATTTCTATCTCAGAAGAAATACCATGTTGCTTTCCAGAATGTATCAGATATGTAATATCAATTTCTTTGTTAAGCCTTTTCAAATAAGAATACATCATAGCAGCACTGCACTGACCGTCAACATCGCAATCAACAATAATCGCCATTTTACTATTGCTTTTAATGTGTTTATCTAACATTTGAACCGCTTCAGTAATATTATCAAGATTATCATAAGAAATTAATACATCATCGGTTAAATGAGTGTATTCACTAACGTTAGTTATTCCTCTATTAGTAAAAATAGATATTGGAATATGGTAATAATCATTATTGCCTATTATTTTATAATTCATGTTTTGTTGTTTCACTTCCCATTCTTTATAACTTGCGTGTATTTGGCAATCAACTGTTTAAACTTATCAGGATTATCTGTTGGACTTTCTTTTTCTTCTAGTAAATTATCAGTGTCAACAATAGCACTTATCTGAATACAATCCAAAAATTTATCGGCTATATCGTTTAGTTCGTCTAAAGTTACGTCCTTGTCAAAACAAAATATAATGTGAGAACTTAACCTTATCAGCATATTTATTTGATATTGGCTTATTTTTTTTCCACAAGTTGCTACACAATTCTTTATTCCCATGTTCCAAAGTTGCATAACACCTTTTTCAGCTTCAACCACATAAACGTAGCCTGTCCGAGCTATATATTTTTCGGATAAATAAAGTCCATACAATAGTCTAGCTCTGTTACAACGCTCCAAATATATATACTTAACTCTTTGCTCTTCTTCTGTCATTTCTTCTTGCTTTAAAAATAACCTACCCTTAACACCGACTAATGTTCCCATTTCATCTCTTACAGGAATTGTAATTCGATTGGAAACATCGTCATAACCTATTTCAAACAGCATTTGAGTATCATATGAAATATTATCTTTCAAAAAGCAATCATTAACGGCAGGGAAGTAGTACGATAGAACATTTTCCTTAATCGGCTTTAAAGGTTGCATTTCTTCGTAATTAGACTCATCATCTGCCATTTCAGAAATAAATTTCGTAAACTTTAGACTTTCAGGCAAATCGTTATATTCATCTTTATAATAGTCAATACCGCACCAATTACAAACTTTACGAACAGCTTCATAAAACGTACAACTGCAAAAAAATTGCACAAGGTCAAAAATATCTATCGTATCTAAGTTTGAACTACTATGTATTTCTCGTGTGTAGTCAACAGTTAAAAGACCTTCATTGAGATAAACAGTGATCGCCCCTTGATTATCACCATCAGGATTGCCACACTGAACATAACCTGCTTTACAGGAAATATGGTGACAACCTATTTCATCAAGTATGACAGGAACATAATTGTTCTCTAGTATCTTTTCTTTGAGGACAGAAATATCCATTTTATCCTCACTTTCTTCTTAGTTCTCCGACTTCATACCAAGTGTTTAGATCCAAGTCAACTTCAAATACAACTTTCTTTTTACAACCAAATCTATTTTTGTCTACATTGCCCACATAATACCTCTTGCCAACTTTAAGTTCACATTCAACATCTTTACCCCATTCGGCATCATGCTGAACATAGCGATATTTATGAAAGTCACCAACAGAAATTTCTTTAAACAGTGTCATAGTCCATATAATATGCTTTAGCTGCTTTGCATTAGCAATGTTATTAGAATTTAATTCATCGGGTTTACAAAACTCCGTATCATCTGTGAGCTGAATTGAAAGATACCCAAACATATTTAACTGTTTTGCCAAGTCTGTGAGTTTAGTTACCGTTGCCTTTAAAGCAGCCCAATCTCCTGTAGCTTGTGTGTCTTGCTTACAAGTATCGTAAAAGAAGTATTTCGCACCATGAGTTAAGTTCGCTTTTCGTATTTCAAACTCTAGTGTCTTATCGTCATAACCACCAGCCATATCCTTAACGAGAATAAGTTCATTAGTTTCAGCCTCAATCCATTCAGCAATTTTCATTATTTTTACATATTCATCAGAGCTTTCAGCGACTCTTTGAATGTACTCTTGTAAAGTTTCTGTTGACTCTCCCCAATCGTCTGTTTTCTGATATATGTATTCACCTGATTTATCCTTGTACAAACCAAGTGTTAGTTCCTTTTCAGGCTTCTTTAATTTGATGCCATGCAACTTTTGAAATTCAGTATTGTTTATACACGTTGTAATTAAACACTTTCTGAGATCGTCCACACCCATTTCATTAAGCATCACAAAGACTCTTTCATGTTTAACAAGCGTTAAATATGCAATGATTTTTGTCATAAATCGTGATTTTCCTGCGTTAGAAAGCATACCAATAGCCATTGTCGAGCCTAGTTTACAACCTCTAAATATGTCATTTAGAATAGGAAAGGGAAGCGATACTCCCAAATCAGGCTTTTCCATACACGCAATAAGCGATTGCTTAATATGACTATTCAGAATTTCGGCTTCTTGATTTGTTAAGATCACCGTATGTATTCTATCTGCTTTACCTCTAATTAATCTGTATATATCTGAAGCCGTAAACTGTTCAAACTTCTTATGCTCTACAATTTTTGTAATATCAAAGCCATTTCTTTGATACTCTCTCAACAAAGAATACTTTTTAATGATTTCCTGATACTTACCAATATCATCAGTTATAGCAATTTTCATCCAACTGTCAAGAGTTTTCCAACCACCATATTTTTTGTACAAAGAAAGTCTTTCAGGCTCTTCTGAAAAATAAGTTAAAATAGTAGTTTTATTGAATGTTTGTGTCCTAGTTTTGTAGATTATTTCGGCTGAATCATAAAAAAATCGTGTAACTTCATCTGAAAAATCGTATTTACTACGGATATATTGTCCGTAATTTACCAGCAAATCAGGCTGTTTGTAAATACAACCCACAAATAGAACTTCGGTAGGAACGTTTGTTATAATATCCATGTTTGTCACCTACCTAAATTTCATCAATGATACTGTCAATATCAAGGCTGTCATTATTTTTATCACGTTCTTTGGGAAATTTTGATGTTGCCATTTTTTCATAATCTATATTAACTTGTTCTTCGCTTGTACCTGTTTTAGCCAATGCCTGTTCTTCTTTCCATTTCAAATAACCATCATATTTAGATAGGATAATAGCGAGATCATATGTAACTAACGCTGCACCTTCGATTTTTTTACCTTTACGAGTATTAAACTCGTGTACTTTACGAAGAAATGACATTTTCTTTCGCCACATATCCCATAAATCTTCAACGGGAACAGGTTTGTTCAAATTCTTGTAAGTGCCTTTATACACCTTATCAAGATTTATAAAAAAATATTTTGGCAAGAATGAAATATCATATTGTTTATATAGCCAATCTGTAAATTGTATTCTTGTTTTTTTGTCATGCTTGTCTTTCTCTATCTGTTCTTTTGTTCTTCTTTTTGCCAAGTATTTCACCGCCTTAATTAGAATAGCTAAATAAGGCAAGTGAGGGAATAACCCTCACCGCTTTATTTATTAAAAAGTTAAATCTTTGAAATGACTTCAAGAACCCTTTCGAGAGTCTTAATATCGGTGATCTTCTTCATTTCTGTTGGTTTAATAGGCAGATTTTCTGCTGAAAGAGCTTCCTTTGCCTTTGTCTTACCGACAGGATTAAGACTTTTCATAACGGCTGAAATCTTATCCAAAAGTTCTGTTGTCTGATTTTCGACAGAGTTTTCATTTGTTTCAATATTATCAACTGGCTCTCCGACCTTGCCCATAACTTCCTTTGTATAAATATCCTGCTCAATATCGACAGCCTTTGTAAGGTCATTCTTAACAGAAAACTCTTTCTTATCCTTTGTTCTATCAATAATGACCTGCCAATCAACAAGTGACAAATCTTCAACTGTTTCCTTATCGTGTACACCTGTCCTGTCCTTGCTGATATACGCACAGAAATTATTATCCTCATTAATGTACATTCTGACAACAGTTTTAACATTATAGTTCATCTGCTTAAAGCCATCAGGAATTTTTCTACCTGTTGCAACACTTGTAATCTTGCCGTCATCACCCTTTACTGAAACCTTTTCATCAGTTTCCCTTGCGGTTACAATAAAGTGCGCTCCGCAGGACATAAGGTCAAGTATCAAGTCCTGTCCCTTAAAGTTGATTGTCTGATAATCACGAAGTTCCAATCCTGCATTTTCAATGGCAACAAGTTTTTCATCACCAATAAGCTCTTTCTTCTTTGCCTTAACGCCATTTCTCTTTTTAGACAGCTCCACAAGTGCCTGCTTAGTCGTCAGGTTAAGAATAGTTGTACCATCAACTACAATAGCATCAGCTCTGAATGGTTCACCATCTCCGTCAAGTACAACCTCGTCTGTTTCGTTACCCTCGTCATCGAGAACATGAAAATCTTCCTTGTTCTTAACCTTATTTATGTATTCTCTTGTTTCACCAAGGGATTGAGTATACACAATATAAATATTCTCAGTGTTAATGCCGTCAGCTTCAAGCCCACCGATAAAATCATCAATAGAGCCGTTCTCATTATCTATGTAAAGAACTCTAAATGGCTTGCCGTCAGGTCTTTTAAAATAAGCAAGCTGCAAGGCAAGTGTTGACTTGCCTGTGCCTTCTTCTCCAAAAAGTATCATCTGAAGCTTGCTCTGTGTCTGTGTTGCTTTTCTTGCTCTAGCCATATTTTTTATCTCCTTTTATATTATCGTTTCGTTGTTAATAACGGTGAGTAGCAACAATTTACCACTCATCGTCCTCGTCTGTCAGATCATTATCTGAAACAGAACCCCAATCATTATCATCAGAACCAAAGTCCTTATTTGCGTTTTCGGTAGCCTTTGTCTTTGCGACGGCCTTGTCAATTATCTCCTCCGAATATAGTTCTGTATCTACACTGTCCTTATCAGCTCCGGTAATCAGAAGTATTCTCTTTGTTGGATTGTTCACTCTATCCATAGGGTTGCTTTCGCCCCAACCGTCATCATTATCTTCCTCAATTTCTTCGATGTCATGTTCTATGACAATATCACCAAAGACTTTAAGAGCTGTATATGGCTTGAGCTTTCTTAGAGTGCTTGCAAACTTTGACTTTGACTTGTTAATTACAAATTCCGCATCTTCTATAGAATTATAAGTTACAATCTTTGCAGATACAGTGAAGTTACCTTCATCATTCTTCTCAATACCCATGAATACAATGACCTGTTCAAAATTGCCAATAACATTGAAGTCCTCTGCGTCAAAATTTATATCTTTACAAAGTGAAATCTGTGACGGAACAAATCTTGTCTGGTGTCTATTCTGATAGGTGGAAAACTCATTCTTTCCTCTAACGAATACGGACATACCGTCCTTTGCGTTGTCTGCTATGTACTTACAAGCATCATATTCAACAAGTATCTTCTTGTCATTTACTTCCTTACCTGTCGAGTCAGTCACTTTTGTCAAGCCAAGATTAATTCCAATAGGTCTAAAATCCTTTTTGTTAAATGTAAATCTGTCAGCCCACTTTACCTTTTCTGTTGTTGTCTTTCTATCCTTACCTTTGCCCTCGGTCTTAGAAAAATATACTACGTCTCTTTCCATACCATTAAGGTTTATGTATACAGACTTATTCTTATCAATTTCAACTCCTACATTAACCATTCTCATTGGCTTGCCTGTAGAGGTTGTCAGCTCTGTATAGAACTTGTCCTTATCACAGCCTGTCAGCTTACCTCTGATCTGAAAACTGCCCTTTGTTTCCTGAAGTCCAAGACCCTTATTATTTTTCTTTTCAGCCATTTTATTTCTCCTTTTATGTATTTATCAAATTTTGTTGTCAAATAAAATTATCATTTTGTGAACCTAAAATCACACCATCTTATCATGCCTTCTTTCTAAACATATCAAATTTAACTTATCTAACATTGATGATTTCTATTGCTACTAACATTTCCCTCACGTCATCTTCATCACAACAATCAAAGAAAAGGTCATTGCCATTATCATCGTGCAATCTACAAGAAAAGCTCTCGTTATCTTCGTCAACCTCAAATTCGCAGTTGCTTGAAACGATATCAATACTACACATTGTGGCAAAAATATCTGGGTCAAGAAGATCAGCTCCTCGACAAGTGCCACCAACCTCAGTAGTGAACCAACCCTTATACTTGCCGTGTTGTAATGTATATTTAATCTCGTGCCAATTTCTGCCGTCCTTTGGGCTATATGTTTCCATTACTTTTCCTCCTTCATGTTTTTAAGTTCTTCATGCAACGCAGTACCAAAATCATTCAATGACTCTGCTACCCATGTATCAGCAATGTCATATCTACTAATTAAATTGTATATTGCTTTATTTATATCAGAGTGCGAGAACTGCTTATCACATCTATACTCAGATTTTTCTTTAGGGTTTATTTTAGTATCAAAAAAACGTATCTCTTTATTATCACAACTAGCGTTAGGAAAATATATTCTAGCCAAGGCAAGCAAAGCACCAATATATGCACTATATGTATCATCAGAACAACATTTTGAAGTGCCAACTCTTACTACCTTGCCGTATTCTTTCATTTTGGCAACTGTTGTCTTATCATGAAATGTAACCTGAATTTCACGGTCAATATCAGACGATATTTTCTTTAAACAATTAGCAAAACTACTATAAATATAAAACATACTATCGCCACCATTTGGCTTAATTGTTTGGTATCTAATCATTTTCTTATTGTCTATATACTCTATTGCTTTAATCCTTATTACGTTTCCAGTTTCGGTCACTCTATTGTCGAAACCATCTAAACCAACTCGATAAAGTTCTCCAATCTTAAACTTTCTTTTGTTCATTTTTATCAAACTCCTTTGTTTATATCTATGCCTGTAATTTCTTTGAAGATTTCTGCATCAAAATTTGGAAGGGATTTAATAACATTCTTATTGCAATCTGAAAGATTATCCCACCAAAGTTGACCACATTTAGATTTGTCAAGTTCTTTCAGATAACCACCTGTTGTTTTATACTTAGGATGTTGTTCTTTTTCTTCTTCGGTCATCTTATCAGAACTAACCCATTGAAGAGCATTGTGCCAAATAGTATCTAACAGCCTCTTCGCATTTGAACAACGCCAATCTTCAACACTCCAATCAGACGGCTTATTGAACATAAGAATCTTCGGTTCTTCTGTGTTAAAACAGCCATTTGAAAAGTTAGTTTTATTATAATCACCGCTGTTATAATTACCATCGTTGCAGTTACCACTGTTACAGTGACCGCTGTTATAATTACCACTATTCCAATGACCGCTGTTATGACTACCATCGTTGCAATTGCCAGTGTTGCAATTGCCAGTGTTGTAGTCACCCGTGTTGCAATTGCCAGTGTTGTAGTCACCCGTGTTGTAGCTACCACTGTTATACCTGCCTTCATTATAATTACCAGTATTATAAATACCACTATTACTATCACCAGCGTTGCAGTCACCGCTATTATAATCACCGCTGTTATAATTGCCACTATTATAACAGCCAGTATTACCAAATCCCGTGTTGGCTTTTCCCACATTGACCCTTTTCAGAACTTCTTCCCAAGAAAGTTCTTGAATAATTTTAATTTTATTGGTACAATGTTTACTTCCATCCTCTTCTGCATCAATCTCACCAATGGCTTCAATCTCGGCAACTTTATTATTTGGATCAAAGGAATAATACTTGAAACAATCCTTTAGCTCTGTGCAAAAATGAAAACCTCTCCTACAACATAAGGGTATTACGTTTTCTTCAAATGTTTCTCCAACGGAATACTGAAATCCTCTACACGTCCAATCAGAATTAAAGACCTTATAACCTTTCATTGTTTTACAACTCCTTTATTTTTTCTACAATAAAATGTGTATTTTAACGCTCTTTTCAGAGCGGAATAAAAATTAAAATCTATGTCAACAGCATGGCTGCCGATTACTAAAACATTATACCGAATACCTCTTTTTCATTATATCTAGTCAATTCTCTATATGTAAAATGTAAACTATGTGATAGTTTGTGTATAAATTGTGTATAAAAGATGAGATATGCGTTAATGGCGTTGACAAGTTAATTAACCCATGTTATAATAAAACAAAAAAAGGTAAACAACTTGAAGTAAACGAAAGGTGGTGAAAATATGTTAGAAATATTCAATAGTTTACTAAGTGCAATATTGTTTATAGGCAATATGTGTAAACAACTAATAATCAACGTTCCATTCTTGGGATTTGTTCTTATTGCCCCGATCGTAACAGGTATCTTTAAATTTATAAACCACAAAGTCAATAAATACATCTAATATTCATTCGTAAGCCACTCTTTTGAGTGGCTTATTTTTTTGTTTATTCATCGCCACAGACCCATTTCAACAGTTCATTGGCTGATTTTTGACACGTTGGTTTCATCGTGAAAAAATTCCAATGTGAGCCATAATCTATCATTGTTTCCTCACCCTCTTGCCAATAACGCCTATAAGGTTTTACATTATATAACTTATTATCTATGATGTAATCGTTCATAGCCCAACTACATTCCTGCGGAGTTTTGTAGTTTCCTATGACTCGTTTTTTCGTACCTTTCTCGACACGCTCTATAAAATAAAGTTTAATCATTTTATCACCACCTTTGTTTTACGTTACTTTATATCTGTAACCTAGAATAAGTTACAAAATATTTTGGTTGGACTAGCTGGATTCGAACCAGCGGAATGAGAGAGTCAAAGTCTCTTGCCTTACCACTTGGCTATAGTCCAATGTTGGTACTGCTTTCACAGTACCTTTTTGTTCACCTACCTTTACATACAGATTAGTTTGTAATTTGTAATCAGTGTAATTTTAATTGATGAACCGTTATTGTTGTCGGCAACCGTAACCGACTTGGTGCAACTTAGGGGATTTGAACCCCTGACCCTTTGATTAAAAGTCAAATGCTCTACCATCTGAGCTAAAGTTGCAAGTGCAGGTATCACACTACATTCCCTTATGGTGAGATAAGCTCTGTACCTGCTATGCCAATTTACTTTGTACAGTATTGGCAAACTGTACTGGTGTCACTGACGAGACTCGAACTCGCATGGATTTTTCCGAGGAATTTTAAGTTCCTTGTGTATACCTATTTCACCACAGCGACACGTCTTATGTTAATTCTACCGTGCTACATTTGAGATTATGATTATAGTATACTACTACTTTTGAGATGTGTCAACATGTATAGGCTAAAGTTTACAAAATATTAATAATTATAGATAATAAAAAAAACGAGACCTTAACGATCTCGTTTCTGTGTTAAAATTTAGATTTTTGATCTCTTAGAACATTGCTCCAAATATATTTTATATTCTTTCACAATGCCTGGGCGAGTTAAATTATAATCAAGAAAGTCTAATGCTTGGCTCAAATTCCTGCCATTCTTGCCCCCAATATCTTCCGTTCCGCACACGTTTAACAAATATTTATGTGCTCTATAAAAAAAGCCCGATTTACTGATAATGTTTAATTTCAAACAGATTCTTGGAACTATAATTGTTCTAATGCCATTAACAACATTAACCGTGCTAGTGCCACTGGATATAGGACGAAATAAATAATCATTTGTGTTATATGCTTTTGATATGTTGGCGTTGTTATATGTGGTTACATCTCTCAATTTACCACAGATATTTTGCGGTTCTTTTTTAAAATGCAATGAATAAATATTATCACACAACTCTTTATGCAGCATATCAGATACGTCCGAAAAATATTCAGAGGACAAATCTATTTTTTGCTTTTTCCCATTCTGCTGTTTTACCCATAGAATTTGCCTATCAATATCATAGTCGCCTTTTTTCATTTTGGATAAAGCGCTTTTTGGAACTCCGACCCATAGTAAGTAACATATTAACTTAACATAACAGGAATACGCACTTACCTCTACCGACCATATGTCTATATCAGGGTTATTCATTACCTTGTCAATAGCGTCATTCAGTTCTTCAATATCAGTGATAAAATTTACTAAAAATTGTATATCTTCAATATCACAATTTACATTTGCAAAACTAAGCCAACTCTTTAGCAACATTTTACTGATCCTAAAACTACCAAGAGTCGAATTATCTTTTAAAAAGTTAGCAATATTATCATGAAGTGTCTTTTCTTCATTGTATTTTTTCAAAAAACTGTTCAAAGTTGATGCTTTTTTCTTTAACGTTGCATCGCTGGTAATATTCGCTTCCTTTTCGATATATTGATGTATCGAAAATTCCAACTCTTCTTTTGTCATAATAAAACCGTCCTTCCGAATATAATACATATAACAAAAAGCAATCTATTGTAGGAAAATATTGTACTAATTATCATATGTATTATACCAAAAGAACGGTTAAAAGTCAAGCTAGTTTTTGATTAGCACTAACATCACATGATGTTAATGCAAGAGAAATACAAATTGCCTGATCTATCCTTCTCATTTCATTCGGTGTCAAGTGACCTAAACAATTAACTATCTTTGCCTTGCTAATCGTAGAAAGTTGCTCACATAAAACAATACTTGTTTTAGCCACTCCACTTGTTTTATGAAGTAGGACATGAGTAGGGAAGTACGTTTTATTTTTTGAAGTGTTTGACGTTAGCGGTGCAACTATCAAACATGGGGAGTATTTGTTTCCTATGTTATTTTGTATAACTATTGCCGGACGTACTCCAGCCTGCACAGAACCTCCCACGTCAGGAAAGTTCACCAAAATCAAATCTCCTCTTGTGATCTCTTTGTTACATATTTTTGTGTTATTTTCTTTAAAACAAATTTTTTCCATAAACAACGCCCTCCTTTCTTTTTATTTAACGTTTTGTTGTTGTCGTTGTTTATTTTTCTTCTTTTTTCTATATTATAACCATACAACTTTTAATATTCATTGTGTTTTGATGAATATAATGTTAAATCTATCTTAATATTTCCATTGAGCCTAAATCATTTCCAAACATAGAAATATTAAGCGTTGCTATCTTTTCTCTTTTCTCAAAAACATTACACAAATTAATGATAATCGGCTCTATGTAGCTCTTTTTGTAAAATATATCTGCATTAAATTTGCTTAAACACCTATTTTCTTGCAAACTCCACAAGCCAATAAAACATTTCTTATGCAGCTTGTCGTACGTTATATAGGGTGTAGCGGCTCGATTATAGTCAACAGCCAAAGTTCCGCAATCGAGTATTTCGCATAGCTTATCTATATTTAACAATTCAAAATACAGATATTGCAAATTACTGATCTGACTCTTATTAAGATTGCCTAGTGCATATGTGTCGATAAGTAATGTAATCTTATCATTCTCAACGCTCGACCTAGCTTCATCAATATAATCTTCTTTCAGTAATTCCGTAATTTCAACCCACTGCTTTTTCTCTAGCGGAAAAAGTGGCATAGAAGCCACTAAACGTTCAGGAACGTATCGGCAAGAAATAGTTAAAGTGACATCATTTATGCCTATTACAATAGTATCTCTTGCAATGCTTATAATAGCTGATGAAAAGTCATATTCAAGCCGACCAATCGTCATGCAGTAATCAAGTAGAACTAAATCTTGTGTCCTGTCTAGCTCCAAGCATAGAAAACCATGATCTATCCCACAAATATCTTGTAAATCCTCAAAAGCACCCCTATATTCTTCTTTAATAATTGGATTGTCAGTTAGCTTCAGAGCTGTTCCGTATATTTTGTCATTATTCTTGTTGTTGGTAAGTATAAACTCGTTATAGCATTTATTGCATACTAATTTTATTAATTCTTGTAAGACCATTTTTACAACTCCCTTTTAATTTTAATCTTTGTAAAAGAACATCTGTTCTAATATGCTTATACTATACTATAAAACAAATGTTCTGTCAAGTGATTTATGTCCATTATTTTGTACAGTATATTTTACCACTCAATTAAGGTAAATATTAGTGAAACTAATTCCCGCTGCCTTAATTTTATCACCATTCAATGTTTAAATCAATGATAAATTATTTCCAAAAATAAATACACGATTTAACAGCGACAATAGTTTCTTCGGAAGTTCCATACAATTCCGATATACACTTCTTTTCGGGTTGATGGGAATGAAAAAGACTCTCCATTCTCATTTACCCATATCTCATGCGACCCTTTACCTCTGCGTGAATATGAAAACCCACGCTCGGCAAGCAGCCTTCTAAATTTGTTTATGTTCATTTTGTTTGTTGTTCCTTTCTTTTCTAATTTTTGCAAGATTTGAAAACAAAACTTGCATTTTATTTACTTTAGTTTGTTGCTTTACACTTTCTCAACATTCTAATAATTCCACTCTGACCCTTTGGCGTTACCATAGGAGTGAGTCCTATTCTGACTTCGCCATTCTGTATGTATGAGCTTTCTTTAAGCTGAAACCATGGCTGAGTGTCTATGTACCTTTGATAAGGCATATTCTTATGACCGTCCTTACAGCCTAACACTTTCTTCTCCCTCAGGAAATTAAATAGCCTTGTTCTACCTATCTTTATTCCATTCTTAGTTGCCAGCTTCGCCATATCGTTCATTGATATACAATCTTCAGAAGTTTGTATATGACTTGCAAAGTCCACAAGAGGTTTATCCTGCTCTATCTTGTTATTAAGTTGTCTGATCGTTGATAGATTGAGCCTGAACAGTTCTCTCGTCTGGGCATCGGCATTCGGTAGATAAGTGTTAATGAACATCTCGTCATTGGCTACATAACCACCTGTCTTGCGTATGGTAGGGAGAACTTCTGAAGTAACCCAACGTTTAAATGTTTTAGCCTTTGGCAGCTTGCTTCCGAGAATAAGGGAATACAAGCCAGACTCATTAATAACTATAGCTTCACGATTTTGACCTGACAGAACAAAACGTTCCGTCAGCTTATCGTCACCGTCAACGTGGTCTCGAATAGCTTTAGGCGTATTGCTATATCCCAAAATCTCAGCCACATCTTTTCCGACAAACCAAGGCTCTCCGTCCTTAACTATTGTCCTCACTGTTCCAAACTCCTTGTTTGTGAATGTTTTAATTCCGTCCATTTTCTTTGTCCTTTCTGTTCCTAATTTACATTTTGTTTGAAATTTCCTACTTGCAAGCATAAAAATACACCTCTACAAATATAACTAATACTTGACAGAAGTGCATACCTATGATATAATATATCTATCAAGGATATGCACTGATATAACAGTGTGTGTATTGATACCTTTTACGATACAAGCTGTACTTTTGGACGAGGCAGCTTGTATTTTTTATACATCATTTTCTAGCAAGCTCTTTAATGCTTCATGAACTCTTTTGTAGTCATCAGTTCCAACTGGATAAGATGGACTTCTTCTACCTGAAATTTTACCGTCATAAGCCATTTGAACTTTTGCGACCCTATGGAAACCATCTTCCCATACTTCATCACCAACAGAAATAACATATTCTGCGTTTTTATGTGGTGGAGATGCAGGTATTCTAATCATTGCTTTTTTATTGGCAAAGTACGTTTTAGCCATGATATTTTCTCCTTTCTATAGTTTTAAAGGACTATAAATCCTTAGTTCTATTATACTATAGTACCTTAGACGTGTCAACACTTAAAAATAAAAATCTTTCACAAAATTCTAGCGTATTTTTTGTTGAAATACACAATTTTAGTTTCTGAGATATTACACTTAAACCCTAAATCTTGATTTTTAGCCTAAAATATGCTAAAATTTTCTTATTAAAAGTAATTCTAATTAATCTTAGAAATTGGAGGAAATAAAAATGAGCAAAATAAAATTAATTCTTATTGCACTCATGACAATATTAGCATTGTCCTCATGTAATAGTAAAACAACAAGTTCCATATCTGACAGTAATTTCACTACCACTACAACAATTACAACAACCACCACTCCCACCACAACTTCTCATACTTTGACAACAACTAAACCATCAACTACCACAACTACTTCCAAATCATCAACTACTACCACAACGACTACAACCACAACGACAACTACAACTACCACGCATGATTATAGTTCTGAAATAAGTGCTTTAGAACAAGAAAATAATCGCCTACAGGGTGAAATCTCCACCTATCAGAACGAAATAAACAATGAGCAATCTGATATTTCCATCTATGAAATCTACAAATCGGATGCCGAAGATGATGTTGAAGAGGCTAAAATACAGCTTGAAAACGCCAATAAAAAAATGGTTAAAGTTTATGGTGATGGCGGTTGGACTACAGAAGTTGACTCCGAAGCAGTTTCAAAGGCTCAATCTCACTTAGACGATTGCCAAAGAGTTGTTGACGTATACAATGAACTTATATCAGAAAGTCAAAGTAATATTGATTATTATAACACTTGTATATCCAATAATCAAAGTTCCATTGAAAACAATAATAGTCTTATAAATGATTATCGTAGCAGATAAACACAGTAAAATAGGAAGCTTGTCACAAACTAACGAATAAATTTTACAAAGTTCCACAAAATAGTATTGACAAAATGGGTATAGTATGCTATACTATAGATGATGAAAGATTATCTCTATCATCTCTAATTTACGCTTCGCAATGTGCGACACAGAAACATTGTAGATACAATTACGTTTCACAATGTACGGCAAAGTAACATTGTAGTATTCAATTTACGCTTCGCAATGTGCGACACAGAAACATTGTAGTGATGCTGTCATTTTGGTTAATCTGAAGTGACAGCATATTTTTTGTATTAGGAGTGTCAAAATATGACGGAACATGGTATGTACTTTATTACACCCGACTATTATCAACTTATTCGAGATGTAGGAGGAACTTGGAATGATTGCAAGGAAAGACCCATTGTTTGTTTGATTAAGTCCACCGAAAATTCCAAATTGTATTGGGCAATACCTGTAGGCAAAGTAAATCATCGTGACACTAAAGCTATTAATCGTATTTATTCCTATATAAACAAAGATCCAAGAAATATTGCTTCTTGCTTTTATCACATTGGCAAGACAACCACCAAATCTATTTTCTTTATTAGTGATGCTTTTCCTGTAACAGATGTCTACATAGACAGAATTTATGAGGGCTATGATAAACAACAATATGTCATTGAAAACAACAATCTTCTGTCTGCTCTGAAATATAAACTCCAAAGAATTTTAAGTTATGAAAATGCCAATCCAAATTTCTTCCGTCAACATATTACCGATGTTAAAAGAAAACTATTAGACGAAATTAACAATTAAACAAAAGAGGTATTCATATGTCCGAAATTAAATCAATAACAGACCAAGAAATATTATCATATTGGAACTCAATTAAATCCGTGAGAGGAGTTGCCATTAAACTCGGTATCTCATGGCAAAGAGTTATTAAAAGTCTTTCTAGTTTAGGTATTATAGTCAACAATACCCACGCCAAAATCACTCAATACCACAAAGAAGGGAAGTCGGCTAATGAAATTGCCGACTTAATGAATATGAATGTTAATGTTGTGAAAGCCTATCTCCCACGCAACAGACCTCAATACAAGGTTAATCAATCTAAAAATGCTCTAGCAGTACAGAGGAGTAAAGAACGCCACAAGAAATGCTAAAGGGACTTTTAAAAGTCCCTTTTTATTTTACATACTTATCCACAACTTCCTTGCCCACTTCCATTTTTAACATTTGCTCTTTTACGAGTCTGCTATCGCAGCCACTATAATGTTGCTCAGTTATCCTCAAATCAGAATGTCCTAAGCTCTGACAGGCAATACGCAAATCTCTAATAACATCTTCACTGCCTTTTTGAATACAACTAATATAAACGGAATGTGTCTGCCTAAAGCTGTGAGTGCTATATTTACCTTCTATGCCGTGTTTGGCGGTTATATTCTTTAGAAATGTTGTAACGGAATTAAGTTCCATAGGAGCTATTCTGAGTAGTCTGCCGTTCCAATCATACTTCTCATTAGTATATATAATTTCTTCTTCTCCGTCCTCATTCAAGAAAATGTCCTCAATATACTTCCTCTTACGTTCTCCACTCTGAAAAATATAATCTTCTGGGTCAAGTCCATAATACTTGATTATAAAACTCAGCATTTTCTTCACAGTATCACAAAGCCATGCCGTTCTCCATTTGTCCGTCTTGTCCTCTTGTAATGTCAAGTAATCTACAATTTTGCCGTTGTTATCGGTTAAATCCTTGACCCTCAAGGTCATTATATCTCCGTAACGATAGCCTGAGTTGCAAGCAAAAATTATAATATTTGCCTTAAAATATTTTTTACTCTGAAACAAATCTTCCAAAATCACATTTAGATCATCAGGTCTGAACCAGCTTGCAGACTTCTGCCTGCTTGCCGTATGTTTTGTAATAGCATTTCTATGACCTTTTTTTCGCTTTGGCTGTTTTGTTATCTGTATTCCTGTCGGAAGTCTATCCGATAAATCGAAAATTTTGCAAGTTTGAGCCGTACTAATATTCATTTTCATTCACTCCCATCATATACACAATGTAAATATTATTCCTGCTATCAACATAACGCTTGTAAAGAGCAAGCCAAAACCACCATAGACAACGTTCTTCACTATCATTCTAACTTTTCTCTGGCGTTCTTCTCTGAGCCTTTGACGGCGTTTTGCTTTTAAATATGCCTTCCGCATATTATAATCTTGTTCTTCCTCTATCTTCCGTAACTCTTCTTTACGATTGTTGTCTAGCATTTTCACAAAAAGTAATGTATTCGTATTTTCATTTTTCATATTTATTCCTCCTATATTTATTCCTGCATAAAGAAATACTCCTATCAATCAATGTGATTAATAGGAGTATTTATATTTATTATATTAGTTTTATACACACAATCGCTTTCATATTGCAAGTAAACTGTCTATTTCTGCAAGTCTTTTAAGAAGCTTTTCACGCTCCACTTTTAAGCTTTCCACGTCTATATCAGATACGAGTTTAACGCCCTCGTGGTCTTTGATTTTGCTATAAATCGTTTCAGGAACACCTTTTACACGAACGATCGTACCCTCATCAGCCGCTATTCTAGGACTTTTGGCAGAGCCACCCGAAGTGGCAAAGCCACCGTTTATAAGCATTGCATTGTCGGAGAAAATAACCTCTCTGTCACGATAAAGTCTTTTCAGAACAACGATTGAGCCAACTCTGATTTCTCCGTCCTCGTAACCCTCTGTATAAGTGTCGAGGTCAAGATCTACTGTGACAGTGCTAACCGCACCAAGTTCTCCGCATTCACCATAGCATTCGATGAGTAACGCCTTAACAGCTTCTTTGTTCTCCTTTGGGAAGACCCAGCAAGGGGCGTTCCACTTGCCCTGTATCTGCTTTGCTCCTGCGACAAAGCTTTTGTTGTACGGACTGTTGACCTTAATTATATCGTTTTCAACTGTAACTTTCATGTTTTTTATCTCCTATTATATTATATTATTTTTTATTGTCAGGTATCTTAGCCCACATTTCCTCTCGGTAAGCCAACTCTTGGCTATAGGTTTCATGCCATTGCTTATCCAATTCTTTTCGTTCCTCAAGCGTAAGACTTCTACCCTCATCAATAGCCTTGTAAAATGCGTCATCATAAATCTTTTGAGCTTTATCAAAAGCTCCTATCGGATTGTATTTTCTGTTAATTTCTCTCCGCTTATTTTCACTATGGTTCACACATAGGTAAATAACAATTAAAATAATGGTAGCTAGTAACATTGATTATTCCTCCTCGTCCAACTCGTACTCGTCATAAGTTTCTTCATTATTTCTGATATTGTATACAATATCCTCATCGGGATATGCTTCTTTAAAATAACACTGTAAGTCATCGGGTGTTGTAGCTATATAGATTGGTTCATAACTGCCCTCAAGCTTACTGCCTTTGATAGTTTTTCCGTCAACTTTGAACTCAGCAAGAGATAAGCTAATCTCACGCTCCAGCGGTGCGGTTTCAATGCCGTCTCCGTTAATTAGGTTTTCGATAGTCTCGCCCTCGTCCTCGTTTATCTTTTCACATTCAGCAACGAAATAGACTTCACATCTAAAAAAACGCCTTGTTGAAAACACTGTAAAATTAGTTATGTTTATAATATCTGAATGATATTTCTTCAATTCTGCTAAAGCTTCCACCTCGCTATCATAGATCTTAATAGGGTTTCCTATGTTTTCACACAAAGAAACTATATCAAACAATCTCTCAGGGAGCTTCCTTAACTCTACTCTTGACTCGAAAATTCCATATTTCATACAAATTTCTCCTTTGTTTAATTAATTAAAACACAAAATTCCTCATTAGTCAACTAGAATTTTGTCGAAAACGTCCATAAAATCGGACAGTATGGCTATTTTTATTAACCACGTTTTGCACTCATTATCAGTATAGCCGTTACACTTCATTTGTGCGATATGTAATCTAATACGCTCGTTCCGTTCCAACGATCTAATACGCTCCATAAGACGCTTATCAGGGTGCTGTACTACCATGTTATTCTGCTTTTCTGTCATTTTAAATTCCTCCTTAAAAGTATGGTTTTATTTTATTTTGTTTTTTTAGAACTCAGTTACATTCTCATATTCATCTTCATCAAAATTAAATATTTTAGATGTGTCTCCATCTACATCGGCACAAACTTCATAAGCATCTCTACAGCCCTCAATACCACTATAATTGCCATTCTTCGCAGCCATGAGTGTCATGTTAAGTTCGTCCCATTCCTTACCATTCTTATCATCAAAAGCAAAAACAGGATAAGCTTTTCCTTCATCGTCTACAAACGCAACAAAATTATAAGCATTTGTTTCTACAAAAAATCTTTTAAGTCCTTCATTAATTGTAAGTTTCATAAATAAAAATCCTTTCATTAATTTTTACCGCATTTGCCTTGTCATCAGATACGGCTTAAAATCTCCCAAACATTCAAACAGATAACGCCCTTGTTATCAGCATAAACGTTATCAATGCTTGATACTTCCGCACAGTTCATATCTTCTGAAATATCTCCTTAATCTCCGTCATAAACAATTTTCTCCCCAGCGTCCGACCATATCTGAATGTGTTGCGCATCAGGATCAACAAACATCTCCATAAATTCTTGTACTGTCATAATATTATACCTCCTCTATCATTTAATTACACTTAAAATAAAATGCTCCTCATCATCAATAAACCACCCTTCAATCTCAGCATTTTTCCATTCTTCACGAAGTCCATCATTTCTTGACATTTCGCCAATTGTTGTACACAAAGTTGTATCTTCATTAACTTCATACAACTCAACATCTATATTATCTATATTAGATGATGCCTTTTCACAAAACTCTTTTACTGTCATAGTTAAATAACCTCCTCATTATTTACCAATGTAAATTCTTAAACGACTGCCATTGTCTAATGCAGCTATAACTTCATTTTCCGTATCAAGCCGAGTATAATTTAACCTGTAATGCATACCACCTGAACGCAAATGCTTGCTAGCATAATCATTAAATTCTTGCATAGTCATTTGCTTTTCTGTTATACCTTCGTAAACTGTTATTCCGTCAAGCCTATTGAATGTAACATAATTATTCCGTTTAAAATCCTCAAATGATACAGCTTTCTTATACATTCTCAAAAGATGTGTTCCATAGTCATATAAACTGCAAATACGACTACCTATTTTTAACTCAAATGCTCCAGACTTTTTATAAGGTTCGCTATCACGTTTGAAGTGTTCAGCCCACATCATAAACTCTGTTTTAGTATAGATGTTCGCCTGCCAATCGTCATTGTTACGTCCCTCAGCATCATTATTGCAGCCCTGCAAACTTAAATGCATGATTCTACCGTCTGAAAAATTGACAAACTTTGTTTTAAAAATAATTGGATAACCCATAACATTATTCCTCCTCATTGCCTTTTATATTTTCAAGTTCATCAGCGACTTTTAGCAAAAATTCCTTTATGTTATCAGCATCATCGACTAACACTCTTATGCTGTTAGGCACTCCGCTTTTCCCTCTTAAATTAACCCACATTGAAGCGTGTTCATCAGCATCAAAAATCATCGCCATTTCTCTAAATGCTCTTATAAAGTCTTCAGAAGTGCCGTTGTAAAAAACAGTTTCAACAACATCTTCTCCAGCATCGGAATAAAATTCTACCTCGTGATAAAATTCATTATTATCGGCTTCATATTTCTTCGATAATTTAACCTCATTGTTTTTCAAAACCTTAGTAATTTTGTTGTTTAACATGATAAAACCTCCGTTAATATATTTTTCCATTGCTATACATATAAATGAATGGTACTCTTTGCAAGTATTCCCCTTGCTTCGAGTATATAAGAGGGGAATTATTCCCCTCAGAATGTTAAATCAATCCATTTTCTTTGAACTCTCTTATCATTCCGTATTGTGTACCAAGCTTTTTAAGTTTGGTTTGTATTTCAGCCAATTCCGCATAACTTGTTGAGTTCTCTGACAAATCAGCTTGTAATTGCATTGCATACTCTCTTGTTTTTGCTTTTCCTCTTGTATATTTGTTAATATTCATGATTAGACTATCTCCTCTTTAATAGTATTCATTGAGATACTTGCTTTCAAGTTTTTTAACTTTTTCCGTCATACTGCTTTTATCCTTGCAAATGTCTATAAAGTCAGCAGTATTACACATATCCAAGAGTTTATAATACTTTTCTTCAACAGTATATTTATTCCAAAAGATTAAATATTCCTCTCTCTGTTGCTTTGCGGCTTGTTCAATCCTTTTCATATCCTCACATGGAATGTAGTCTGTAGATACGTACAATTTGATTATTCCATTTGCGCTTATATGTGCTATCTGCTTATAGTCGTTATGTTCTATTACGGCTTTATTATATACTGTAATGCCGTTTCCTAAACAGCACATAAATAATTCAAAGTTCCGTTTGCTCATATAATCAAGCCTCCTCATCGTCAAGACCATCATCAATAAGATCATCTATCTTCAGCTCATAGCACAGATCATTCAAAACCGCTTCTTGAGCGACTATATAACGATAGACTTCACGCTTCTTTGCGTTCTTTTTATCGTTATTATATTCCCTGTCTGCCTGCTCAAGTGCTTCCGCTGTCTCGTTGTACATCTTTATTATAATTTCAATCATTTTCTCTTTTGTCATGGTTAATTCCTCCTTGATTATCTCTCGATTAGTCTGATTATATCATCGCCATACACAATAGCTTTGGTATACTTTTCGTTTTGTAGCTGCTTAATAAACTCCGTGATAAGTATTGTATATCCTCTATCAATCTTCCAGCTATACATACCTATGAGATCTTGTAAAAGGTCATACAAAGTATAACCTATAAAAGGGCATCCTTGCGGTGAATAACTCCGCAAGTCCCTTATAACATTATCACTCATTCTTATGCATGTTACTCCGTTGAGTTTGTGCGTTATTGTATTCATGCTTATTTCACTCCTTAAAACAGATATTTTATTTCCACCACGTTGACATTCCGTCATTTAGTCTTATCGGGCAAAGTAACATAAGCTGACTATTATATTTATTTTCCTCAACATTTTTCAAGACTATAGGTTTCAATGCTCCGCTATGGAGCATTTTAATTCTGTCGCCCTCAAGATTTTTAATAGCATCCGTAAAGTATGTGAGATGATAGCCGCTAGTCTCAGAAATATTCAAGCCCTCAATATCAATGCTTCCATAAGGTGAGACAAGTCCATTATTCTTGATTGCAAACATATCCATAGTCTTTTTGACCCTAATCTCTTTAAAGTATTTCAAGTTTTCAAGCATATTCTTTTTCTCAAATTCAAATTCAGAGCTAAAGGTACATGGAATAGCTGCCTCCCATTTGAAATACTGCCCTTCAAGATTCCTGCTCAAGAGCGTAAAATTTTCCGACACAAGATTAAATGCTGTTATATCCTTAAACAATGCAATATCACATTCACCCTTTTTGAACTGCTTTAAAATCGAAAACGTATTATTATTTATTGTAAACTCATTTTCAAAGCTCAAGCCGTTATCTTCCATATCGGTGCTTACTGCTACCCTGCAGCCGTCCAGAGCTACCATTTTATTTTCCTTGAAATTAATACCATTTAGTATAGGTCTGAGATCGTCTTTTATGTATATAGCATAACTGATTGAGTTATAACGCTCCATAAGCTTCTCAATCGTGTATGTATGCTGCTCAAGAATGTTTGAATTATTTGAATTAATATCCTTGATCCAAACTTTTCCAAGATGTGCAAAAAGAGAATGAGCATCATTATCATTTACATCAGTTATTCCAGCTTTAAATGACTTTTTACCGTCCTCAAAGTTACACGCTTTATCACTATCAAATGTGATAATTGTATCGCAGCCCTTGAAATATTTAAGAGCCTTTATAACTCTTTTTACGTCCTCAAGAGCAAACATGATCTTGTCATCTGTTATGCAGCTTATAGTCTTACAGCCGATAACCTCCAGATTATTTGCGGAAATTTTCATTTTTCCGTCCTCAGCCTGAATAAATGCACTCCGCAAAAGATAGTTAGATGATTTTGTATCGATGATCTTTTCCACCTGCTCAAGTGCTGCTACAAAGTCCTTTGTGTTTGCTATAATTTTTGTGTTCATGGTTTTTTACCTCCGTTTAAAATAAATGTTTTATTCGCTTTTAAAGTGTGTTATATGGCACTCTCAACGACTTCATGCGGTTTCGTGGATATAAAGGGCGTATAAACGCCCCTTGAAATTAATTTAGCTCATACTCGATCGCCTCAATCGTTTTGGATCTCATTTCTTTAAGGCTATCCGATACGGGATTAAAATAGTCGCCTAGAATACCATAAGAGCAATAAGGGGCGAAAAATACGTTATCACCGCTGAAATGTGTATCACAGTATTTACAATTCATACAATTACCATCACATTTTTTTAGGTGATTCAGAGCCGCTTCAAGTTTTTTACGTGTTGATATAGTCATGAAATCACCCCCTTAAACATGTAAATACGCTTCTTTTTGTGCCATTTTTATAATGCTATTAGCAGCGTTTAAAACGCTTTGCGGGATTCTATAACCGCAAATAACATATTTATCTAGGCGTGTGCTATAGCCGATTGAATAGTTCCAGCCGTAAACACCGGCATTATAATAGTTTGTGCTATCGGTATAGGCATCAATGCTGCTATCATCTACAAAGATAACATCTTGACCGCTGATTATGTTTTTTGCATCCGTGTTTGTGATTTTTTTTGATGTATACATAAAATTACCTCCATTTTTTTGGTTTACGTTTGTTTTTTTGTTTTTTTGTTTTGTCTGTTGTCTCATTTCTTTTGTTTTACTGTTCTACACTTGACTTTTTATTCCTTTTGTGTTATCCTAAAAATATGGTTGATTAAATTCAGATCATTGCACTGGATTTAATCGTATTAACGGCTATTGTGTAGCCGCTAAAATTTTAGCAGATACCCTTTTTTTATATCCCAGAAATTCGGAAAACTGGATTAAAAGCATTTTGAGCCTATCGCTTTTAAGATTTTTCTATCGTACATTTGACGTTGTTCAATCGGTTTTAGCCGGTTCGGATAGAAAATATTTAATTTTCAAGTTGCAAAAATTCATTACTAGCCGTCACATGACCTTGCAAAAGTCAACTAGATTTTTTGTTGTGCGGTTGTCAACTCTTTTCATTTTAGATTTTCCGCTTTTTAGTTTTAGCGGTAAACTTACTTGTATCTGGTAAAGGGTTTTGCTTTTTGGTTTTTGGTTTATTCTTTTCCTTTACTGTATCTATAGTATACCATATTTGTAGCTACACTTCTTGTTTATTTTATGAACATTGTAGCTATATTTTATATTTTTCATTGTGGTTTTCTACAAATTATGCTTAATTAAAATGTGCAACTTGCACAAATTCTAAAGGAGATTATTATAAAAATGAATACAGAAAATGAACAGATAATTAACAAAAGAGTTGTTGATTGTAAGGAATTAACAAAAAGGTTCAGAATATCAGAAGAAGAATTTAAGATAATTGATGAATATGTTTTGAACCATAAACATAAAGTTAAAAATTTGTCAGATTTATGCAGAAAGGCTATATTTGAATATATTGAAAATCATAACTAATTGAGCCACAATATATAGTTGTTAATACAGTATTTATTGCTTGCTATATACAATATACAGTATGCTTATATCTTGAGCTATAAGGCTACTAGCAAGCGTTATATACTGTTGTATATATGGGTGGTATAGTTATACTTGATAGCCGTTAAAATGAATTTTAGAGCATACAATATATAGTGGTATTGTAGCGTATTATGTGTGCGTGTATATTATATTTTGTGGTTAATGATTTATGCGTATTATATATTGTGAGCTTGCAAGCGGAGATCTTGTAAGGGATCTTGACTTGTATATGTATGTATGTACGTATATATGTGTACAAATATTTGTACTGTTGTAAACGTTGAATAGCGTGAAATATGTGTACGATTTTTTGGACTTATAAGGATCTGTACAAGGTTCTTTACTAATGCTAATTAATGACAATTAGTTAATTTGCATAACTTTAAAGGCTAATTTTGTGCAATTTGCTAGTTTAAATTAGGGATTGAGTGTTAAATTTATAGGGTATTTTGGCGAGTGTTTACCACTTTGGCGGTAAATAAGGGGCGAAATAGGGAATTGATAGGGAATTGATAGGTTAAAATATTAATATACAATGTTCAAATTTTAAAGATGATGATTCAGGGCGTTCGGTATATCGAATAGCAACCACCGATCAATATATTTGTTAAAAATCAAATATTAATAATAAAGAGCTACATAAAAAAAGGTCAACTATTAACTTAATTAATGATTGACAAAAATCAAATATTATAAAATCGGTTGAGCTTGCACAAAGTCAGCAGAAATTATATTAACATTATATGAATTATGATACAATTGTTTATATATGTGTTTTTGGCAAAAAGGCATATAAACCACGCAAATAAGCGGTTTTATGAATATGGTAAAGTAATTAATTAAAAAGACTTGTAGGGGGTATCTTTACATTTATGGGAACATATGGAAACAAGATTATCCCCTTAGTAGTTCCACTCTATCCACACACCCCAAAACCAAATCTAAAATCAAAATAGCACTTTTTAAAATTCCTGCACACTATCCCACTACCCCACCAAAACCCCAAATTTTCATTCGGTAACACGTTCGAGTAAACTTCGTATCTACGCTATTTTTTAAACTTTTTTAAATCTTAAAATATACTCAAATACACCAAAACACACCAAAACTAACTTGTAAACATTGTTTATACACCATAAAAAACCAACCTATCACTCCCAAAAAATACACTCTATTAAAGACTATAATAGGTCTTATTTTTTTGTCCTAAAATGGCTATAAATCTAGTTTTACACTTAAACAATCACCCATTTAAAATTCAATTTTAAATCACTGTCAACTCGTTAAACTGCACTTCAGAAACAATACACTATCACCGAAACATCTCAAAACAATAAAAAGCCATCAAAATATCATTTATAAAACCCATAAAATAACCTATCGTAAAAACGAGAAAAACGTTTTTACACCTTGATTTACAAGCAAAAACAGCGAATAAGCTATCGTAATTTTACCGAATGCTCCGAAACAAAATGCTTAGACGAAAACAAAATGTTTAAACAGTTACTAAACGATCCATACAAACATTAATGTTTAACTGAAAAAATATCTGTGAAGATTAGCGTGACCGTAGGGAACGATAATCAAACAGGGAAGTTATATACGAGCGTAGCGAGAATATAACTGACTAGCTGTGTGCAGCACAATAATACAAAGCTTCTTCAATAACATAATGTCAATACATTATCATTAATTATCATTATTGGTTATTATTGCTTTATTGTTCAATAGATATAATTACCTTAATAGATGCAATCACAATGATCTTCATTTTATGCTAATTAATTTCATGTCAGCTATTTAATGTTCTGTCCTACATTATTTAATTTTTAATTTCACTTTTCCTGAACCTCTCTTATTTTCTGATTTTTAAATTTTATTTCATTTGTCTTGGATTATGTTCTCTAAAAATGTAATTGACTTAATTATCCTAATACAATAACAAATTAACATAAAAGTTACATATTTATGTTCAACTCGCTATTGACACATCTCAAAAGTAGTAGTATAATAGCCATAGAATCTCAAAAGTAGTATAGTAAAATTACAATATTAATATATCATATTGATTATTAATTGTCAACAAGAAATTTATTCCTGTAAATAATTAATATTCAAAAGAAAAAAACCTACACGCTTTAGCGGGTAGGAAGGATTCTCCTCTTACTAAAGATATCTAATATTATTCTACTCTACACTTTGACCTACACCTTTGCGTACCTAAATGCAAACTTTTTTGCACTTTGACCTACACCTTTGCGTACCTAAATGCAAAAATGGAGAACTAATAATGAAAGGTGGTGGTAAATTATAGTTGACAATTATTTTGTAAAAATGCCAAAGAAGTATATATACGCTGACTCAGCAGATAACTTTGAAATTTTATTATATCGTTGTCTTAGCTACCTATATAACGCCAGAACAGAAGTGATTAGCACGTCTTTAAATGAGATTTTAGAGTTGTGTAACTATTCTCTCTACAGTAAGAGTAGTAGAGAAAATACTCATAGGATAAAAGCACTTTTCAATATTTTTATTGCTAGGTCAGATTTGACTTGGGATAACCAATGTGACTATAAATCATTAAATAGTGTCAATGCAAACGCTCATTTAAGACTTAAAGTCAACAAAGCAGTGTTTGATCCTCCAGATAATTTCGTAATACTGTACGACACAGAATGGGATAAACTAATGTCTATTTCAAATAGGCTGTCTAAGTCAATACTTCTTCGTATTTACCTATACATAAAGTCATGGAACTTTCAGAATACAGAAATTATAACAGAGAGTGTTTGTGGTTGTTACAAGAAAGAAACGATAATGGCAGAAGAATTACATATGTCGGTCAGACAGTTAGACAACTATTTAAAGGCATTATGTGATAATGGGCTAATAGTCAAGCATATTACAGGCTCTTATAAAAAGAATGGCAAGGTCTATAATGCTCCTAACGTTTATGTGCTTAGTTCAGATCTGAACGTACAACAACATATCCGAGAAGCTGTTGACAGACTAAAGTACACCTATAAGGTAGATGAATTTCTACCAATGACACATAAGAACAAGAAAATTAGAAAGGATTGATAAACGTGATAGATAATAAGATTATAGTATTTGAAAACGAGGACTTTGGAGAACTTAGAACGGTTGAGATTGACGGAGAAGTTTGGTTTGTAGGTAAGGACGTGGCAATGATATTGGGTTATGGAAATGGAAAAGTTAAAAGTAAGGCTTTAGCTAACGCTATAAAAGATCATGTAGATATTGAAGATAAAAGGTTCTTAAACTATGATGAACTTAAAGCGTACCAAAATGGTGACCTTAAAAATATTAGCCACTATGGAATGACAATTATAAATGAAAGCGGTCTATATTCTCTTGTATTTGGAAGTAAATTGTCAACCGCAAAGAATTTCAAACACTGGGTAACTTCTGAGGTTCTTCCTTCACTTCGTAAAACTGGTACATATAATACGCAGGCTTTTGAAGAATTAAAAGCAGAGGTAATAAATCTCAAAGAAGAATTAGAGAAAAACAAATTACCCAAGAAAACATATAGTCCATGGTTTGGTCGTATGCACCCTAAATATAAATTAATAGAAGATAGTCTTGGTATTACTAGGGGTGCATTGTATAGAGAAATTCTTAAAGAGCTTGCTAACAGATACGGACTTGATACATACCAGATAGAACAAGACTATTTGTATGAAAATTGTTTGGATAAATGTTATCCTCTTGACCCATATCAGTGTGTTCCGCAATATCGCAATATGATAGAAGATATTATTAATGAGTATTTAATCAGTAACAGTTTAGCTGATAAAAACGATATTATTGTAACTAAGAAATATCAGACGATATTCTCAAAAACTAATTCTAAGGCTGATTATAATGAGTCTTATCTTAATACAGAGGACGGTGAGAACAATGAGTAGAAATCGCAAAACAACTTCTTTACAAGAATTATTCTCTGAAGATTATACATACGAGGCTCAGGACAAGCCTTTAGACGACAATGAAGAATATTTAAGGTTTCGCAGTGAGTATTGGACTATGCTGTCTGAAACTGACGATACATACAAAGAAGATTATATGTAAGATAAAATAAAGGAGACAACAAAATGAACAATTTGAAACTTGTAGAAACAGACGTATTTAATGAAATCGCAACTTGTGACTTTTGGGGTAACGCCAACAATGAGTATCTTGTCACAAGAGAACAGATTGGTAGGGCATTGGGTTATAAAAATCCAAGTGAAGCAATTAAAAAGATTCACATGAAACATAGAGATAGACTTGATAATTATAGTTGTTTAATTAAAAGTGACTTTAGTCGAGGGGTGCGTTCTGGGGCTATCGACTCTAATGGTGCAATTCAGGACAGAATGTTTTATAACCGCAAAGGCATTATGGAGATTTGCCGTTGGTCTAGGCAACCATTAGCAGATAAGTTCATGGATTGGTGTTGGGAGATTATGGATAGGCTTATCTCCAATAGCTTGAATACCGTAACATTATCAAGAGAAGAATATTCTATGATTGTTAATGCTACCAATGAAGTAGGTCAGCTTAATAAAGTTAATGAGCAGCTTACACGTCAGTTGCAAATCATTTCTGCACAGAACACCACAATGCAAGACAAACTTTCTCGTATGTGGCAGAAAATAATGCTTATTGTTCCACCTGTGCATTATTCTTCTTGGAAAAACAAGATGTCTCAGAAAATTGTTTCGCTTGCAAAGATCTTGGGCTATACAAATGATGATGATAGAAAATCTATTTATGGTGATATTTACAGCATGATGAGGTCAGACTATGATATTGACCTTGACTCCTACAAAGAAAATTATTTGTTATCACAAACAGATTGCAAAAACGTAGCAATGATAGATGTTATTGATAACGATACAGCTCTTAGAGATATTTTCGAGGAAATTGTTGACCGATACATACAAATAAAATCAGGAATGGAGGTAATTAACAATGCCTAGACTAACAAAACTTACAGACAGTGAGTATGCCAATGGCGTACTCGCAGAAGCTAAAAGAATAAACAATAACGAGACAATTCGTAAACAACCGCCTACAGAACAGCAAGTTAGATTGTGTCTTAGAGTGTTAAGAGATTTTCACATACATATAAACAAGGATAATATTCCTAGATTTAAAAGTGTTCAGGAACTAGAACTTTGGCAAAAGAAAATGATACACAATAAATTATATGACAATAACTAAAACGGAAAGGTAGATTAAAATGACAGAAAATAACAAAACTATGATAACTGTATTCGAGAGCAAAGATTTCGGCAAGGTGAGAACGGCAGATATTGATAACAAGATTTACTTTTGTGGTTCTGATGTAGCTAAGGCATTAGGATATGCAAGACCAAATGACTCTATATCTGCTCATTGTAGGTGTACTGTAAAACACAGTATACCTCACCCACAATCTAAAAACAAGGAAATTGAAATGTTATTCATCTCAGAGGGTGATGTTTATCGTCTTATAGCACATAGTAGACTCCCTTCTGCAGAACGCTTTGAGAGTTGGATATTTGATGAGGTGCTTCCAACCATACATAGGACAGGCAGCTATATCATGGAAGGGTCGGAAAAAGACAACGAATTGAAACTTTTGCAAGCTACGGTTACTCAGCTTCAGAATATGTTACTTGCATTATCGGCTAAGAAAATACCAAATGAAAAGGCTTTGAACATATGGAAGAAACAAATTGGCACTCCGCTTATAGGGAAGTTGCAGGATAATGCTTTACAATCTACCGGTGAGGTTATTGAGTTTGTAGATATGTTGCATAGAGTTTATACTCAGATGACTTCAATGTTTGGCTTCTGTACTGCTACGGCTCTTAGTGAATTTACAGATAAGTATAACTGTGATTGCACTACAACACAGCCAAGTATTATAAATGCTATTGCGGATAATCATGTATATCAGGCTTGGTTTACTCAGGCTTGTAATCAGCTTATGATTTGTGTAGGTAATGGGGATAGGTTTACATCTGATGATGGTTGTAGTTATAATGCTACACAGTTTACTTTAGAGGACGGCTTTGATTTTATAGTTGCAACATTAGCAGATGTTATGAAAGATAGATCGGCTCACCATGCACGCACGCTGTCTATGGTTTACAAGAAGATAAACACCACAAGAGGCTGGCGTAATCAAATGACTAGGAAGAAGGTTAAGACTAAGAAAGATGTAATATTATCTGATAGAAAACAGTTTACTAAATTTGTGTTAGCTAGCAACGAAATTATAAAGGAATTGAGAAGGAGTTAAATTTATGAGAACATATACGGTAACAAGTAAAGTAACCGCAGAGGAACGTGAGGTTACAATTAACATTTCATGCGAGAATGGCGAGTGGGTCGCTAATTTGTATACTTGTATTGAGAAGTATGCCAACAAATGCAAAAAGCAAGGTTGGAAACAGATTGATGAAACCAGACACACTGACGGTACGTTTATCGGAGCTACATTTATTGCTCCTGCCAAAGCCATTGGTATTAGAAACGCTCACCCAACTAAAAGAGTTATCTCAGAAGAACACAAACAAAAGCTTTTAGCTGCGAGAAACAAAGATTAGTTAAAATTGTACATTAATTGTGTTAATTTTACAGCTATATTGTTTTGAGTATAATTTTACTTGTGAAGTATTACTCTTTAAAATTTAACACAATTAATGTATGTTCCTGACGGTAGAACGTAGATTATGATAGATATAAAGATAGGAGATATAAATGCTTACGGCAGAAATTAATAATCAACCTATAAATTGTTATGACAATAAGTATGATAGAGATACTTTGAAAAAATGGGCGGACAAAGGAATTTTGCAATGTCCTGTTTGTCATGGGAAGTATGAATATTGTCATGGCAAATTGGTAAGCCCTTATTTTAGACACAAAGACAAAACTAAATGTGAGACAATTTACTCTGAACCCGAAACAGAAGAACATATTCAAGGTAAAATAGCATTATTTAATTGGATTAAGAAACAAAACGGTGTTGTCAAGGCTGTTATGGAGGGTTATATAGAAGAAACAAAACAAAGACCTGACATCATGTTTGAGTTTGGAGGACAACAGTACGTTATAGAATTTCAGTGTACGCCAATAGCAAGTGAGCAAATAGAACGCCATGAGTTGTATCAAGCTGCGAAAATTAATGACATTTGGATTGGCGGTAAGGAAAAATATTCAACTGGCAGGACACATATTGAGAATATTGCATATGCAATGTTTGACTATCAGAACAATACTTTGTCTAAAGTCAAAGATCTTTTGAACAAAAACTTGTTACCTTATAATAATTTACTGCTTTGGAATTTTAACGAAATACCTTTAGAGAATGTAATGTTTGACGGAAAATTTACTTTTGTGAATCAAACCATGGAAAAATATATTGATTTATCAATAAAAAAACACAATGCGGAATTAAAAAAGCAAGAGCAGAGACGACATATTCATAGTTTGGTAGAGGTTTGCAAAGTTATTCCAGAATGGTATGCACAAGTATGTCATCATTGTAAAATCGACATACTTGAAGGCAAATTATCTTCCCCATATTTGATTATGATGAAGTTTGCAAGCGATATTACTGCTCCTTTCACAATGTTCATCAAAGAAAATTCGATTGATGTGTGTGTAACAGAGATGTATAATCGTAGGATAAAAAATAATTCAACTCATTGCAGAAAGTGCTATTGGCAAAAAGCAACTAAATTTGTAAAAATTGAAACACTTAAATATTCGGACAATCAGCAGTTGGTTTCTGTGATTAAAGAATATTTTTCAAAGCAATTACAAAAGGCAGTAATTAATAAATATATGGGAGGAATAACAAATGGCTAAACAACAAATGTATCAGCAGTTTATTTTTAAGTTGCACAGTTCAAGAATTTTAAAAGCACCTGATAAAAATTTAAAGATCTCTATACAAGAAGCTAGAGATAATAGGGAAATTATTTCTCTTGCTGACGGACAAATTTTACAAATGATTGACGAGATAAATTCATTAGATAGAAAATTTACCGCAGATAGGATAAAGGAAATTAAGAGAGAAATAAAGCTTTTGAAAAAGCAGCCAAAGTCGAGAAATACGAGTGTACAAATTAAGAAATGTTATCAGGACTTAGATAACATTCAATGTAAACTTGACTATGTTGCGATTATAATGAATAATAAGGAAGATATTTTTAAGCTGAGTTACGGATTTAGAATAAACGGAACGTACTATAATAGACTTATAGGCACAACAAATGGTATAAAAAAGAACACAGTTATTTATGCTGCCGCAAAGAACTCACAGCATATAAAATTATGTGAGGAATTAACAAGACGCATGAATAATGGAAGAAACTTAAACAAGGAACTTGTGCCTGCTAAGTTTGAAGCTTATAAAGCATTAACTTGTTCAGCTTCTGTGCCTGTGACACATCCAAAAGATATTCTTGTGGTAGATGATTTGATTGTAACTTGCAAAGAAAAGGTTATAAAAATAACAGATGAGTTTGACGGAGAGCCTGTATTAACTGAGCCTGATAATCCTGAAATTATAGAAGTAAATGACAGTGACGGTTATGGTTTAATAACACCTACATTGTCGGAGATATGGGCAAAAGATGTTCTTGAGGACTATATACCTAGTGGGTACTGCATAAGAAATAGCTTTTGTAAGGGCATGGTGTTCACGTTTGACTTTCATAAATTTGCCTATGAATATGGTACATTCAATGAAAATGGTGATTGTATTGTTATTGATGTATGGGGAAATGAACATAATATAAAAAATGTAGACTTAATACTTACAACTTCGATGTTAAAATTGTGGGATAGTTATGACAATATTGATTCGTATTTGGGAAATTGTAAAAATAACGGATATGGCTTTAGAGTAACAAAAGTGTGTCCTGAGAAACTTGAAAATGAACGTAATATGAATTATCAATTCCTGCAAAGCTATGAATTAACAGATGGGGAAATTCAAGAATTGATAGCCCCTACGGTTAATGAAATAAAAGATGTAATTCACGGAGACATTGATAAGACTATATTGTTTTTAAATGGGGCTACTTCAGATGAGGATTTTAGCTTAAACGAGATTGACAATGTTACCAAGTCAGTTATGATAGAACCAAGCATGGCAAATGACCCATTTGTTATAAATCGTATTAATTATATGATTAAGAAAAAAATTACACAGGCTAAAATTGGTGTACTTAAAGTGCATGGTAATTATGCTGTTATTTCAGGCGATCCATTTGCCTTATGTCAAAAAATATTTGGAGTAAATGTTGAGAATAATGACTATGGATTACTTAAAGCTGGACAAATGTATTCAAAATATTGGTCTGACTATGGGTCTGATAGGGTTGTTTGCTTCAGAGCGCCAATGAGCTGCCATAATAATATTAGGGTCATGAATGTTACAGTTAATAAAATGATGTCTGAATGGTATAAATACATGACAACTGTTAATATTGTCAACTGTCATGACAGTATGGCAGCAGCGTTAAATGGTTTTGATAAAGACGGAGATTGTCTTATAATAACAGACAATCCAATATTGTTGAGAAATACAAGACCTACTAAAACAATTATGTGTGTTCAAAAAAAAGCAAATAAAGAAATCATTTGCGAGTCTAATTTAATGCAGGCTAATTATAACAGCTTTGGCGAGGAAATTGGTAAGGTCACAAATAGGATAACTGCAATGTACGATGTTCAGGTAAAATACCCAAAAGAAAGCAAAGAATACAAAATACTAGATTATCGTATTATGTGCGGTCAGCTTGTCCAGCAGAACACGATAGACAAGGCAAAAGGTATTATATCCAAGCCTATGCCTGAGGCGTGGTATAACAGATTTGCATTAAACTACAATGAGAATGATAGTGATGAGGAAAGAGTTGCAAAGGAATTTAATAAAACAATCATTGCTGATAAGAAACCATATTTTATGTGTTACATATATCCGCAGGAAATGTCAAAATATAAAAATTATATTGAAAATAATAATGCTCAATGTATAAATTTATTTGGCATGACGATTTCTGAATTAGAGGGTCTTAAAGATAAAACGGAAGATCAGCTAAAGTATTTGGATTGGTATTACAAAAAAATGCCTGTCAGTGTTAATGATTGTACCATGAATCGTATTTGTAGGGCTGTTGAGTTGGCTTTTGAAAATTATAATACGGAAGTTAAATCGTCAGCTAGATTTAATTATAAAGTTATGCAATGCAGACAAAACGACAAGCACCCTGACTATCCCAAATTAAAAAAAATGTACGAGAATTATACAAGGGATATAACTCAATACATGGTGTTATCTAAAAAACAACGTTTTGACAAAGAACAAATTGATAATGACAAGATGATAATGACAGAAAATTATCGTAAGTTATGTTCTGAGATTTGCACAGATGAATTTGTGTTGTGTGATATATTGCTTGATATATGCTATAAAACAGAGAAATCTAAGAAATTTGTATGGGATATTTGTGGTGACACTATTATTGAAAATCTTTTAAGATTAAATGATTGGCAGATGTCTTATTATGTACCCGATGAAACTGGAGATATTGAGTATGGTGGAACAAAATATAAAAAAGCCACAAGAAAGGTTGGTGTGTAAATGGATATATTCTTAAATGAAATTGCCGAGGCAGAAAGAATAATTGAAAGTAAAGATTTAGGTGTAAAACCGTCACAATCATTGTTTTTGTTGGCTAAATATTACCGATATGTAATGAAGTATAAAAAATCTAAAATAATTACTGCACTAACTGATTTTATCAAATCAACAGGTATAAATTACAGACCTTCTGATTGGGAGAAAAGCGTTGAAAGACAAGTTGACAGAACACGTAATAATCCACCAATTAATATTGAGTACATTGGCATAACACAAAAGGAACTTGAAGATATAGCAAGGCTTAAAAGCCCACCAGTTGAGAGAATAGCTTTTACGGCATTGTGCCTTGCTAAATATAGAAATATTCTTTGTGCAAGAAATAATAATTGGATTTGTACTAGCCACAAAATGCTGTTTTCTCTATCTAGTGTGAATAAAACTAGATATGAAAAAGAAATGATGATACATAAGTTAGTTAAAGCAGGAATGTTACAGCCAGCATTGGCTGTCGGAAATACAAATCTTCAAGTAAAGTTTATTGATGATAGTTCTCTAATAGTGCTAAAAATTACCGACATGAGAGAACTCGGTAAAGAATATATGCTGTATAGAGGTAAAAAATACGCACGTTGCGAAAATTGTGGAAGGCTATTTTATAAGAGATCAAATAGTCAGTTGTACTGTAAAAATTGCAAAGGTTATCAAAAAATCAAAACCAAGGTCTTAACCTGCTGTGATTGCGGTAAGGAGTTTGTGGTTGATAGCAAAGCAAATAATAAGCAAAGATGTGATAAATGTCAACATATCAAACAACTTGAATATCAAAGAAAATCAATGGCTAAAGCCAGAAATATAATGTGAAGTAGTCAATTTTAAATAGAAAATAGTCAAACACCTCGTAAACCCTTTGTTATTGGGCGTTTGCGAGATGTTTTTATTTTATGGTGTTATTTCTTATTATGGATATAGATAATAAACATACTTATCCAATATATATTATATCACGCACAAAGTCAATATTCAATAGGCATTGTGTACAAAATTAAAATTGAAAAGGTGGTTATTTTACACATGATTTTCGTCACAAAGGACGAGGCGGATCATCTTCGTCAGAACATTAAGAACGTTAAGATTTTCAAAACGTGCCGTTTGAAAAACAATGGCTCTAATCGTGGTAAGAGATACGCAGAGGAAACATCTGCGGTTGTTAATCTGCTTGCCAAGTACAGAGCTGATTAAAAAATATCTTACAGTACGTCTGTAAGGGTGGGTATATCCCACTAACTTATTTAGAAAAGGAATTTATTTTTTATGACAGTAACAGAAGAACTTCCAATTTCCATTGTGGATAGTTTGGATAAGAGAAAGTACCCTACGCCTGAAGAGTACAACTATTGGAAATCAAGAGAAAACAGAACATTTTTCATTGATTACGAGGTAGACGAGTTTTATAATCTTATTGAATTAAGCAAGGTTATTATTCAGATGAACATGGAAGAAAGAGAAATTGAAAATCCAAAGCCAATATTTATTTTCATTCATAGTTATGGCGGAGACATAGAACAGACAAATTATTTTTGTGACCTGATACAGAGTAGTCATATTCCTATCGTTACAGTTGGAATGGGTGTTGCTATGAGTGCAGGCTTTCTTATTTTTCTTGCTGGCAAGCGTAGATATGCGTTTGAACATTGCCAAATGCTCGTTCATCAAGGCTCTGCTGCTTTTCAGGGTAGTGCTGCTGAAATTGAGGAAGCTCAGAAAAATTATAAGAAACAGTTTGAGGGTATGAAGTCATATATCCTCGCAAGGACGGACATTGACGAAAAGACTTTTAACAAAAATAGAAATAAAGATTGGTATTTATCTCGTGATGAATTTATAAAATACAAGGTGGTCGATAAGATCGTCACATCGTTTGATGAAATTAATTAGGCGGTGTTATCATGGGCAAGAAAAATAATAATACAATAACTTCGTATGATAACCCACCTGAAAAAATTGATGGTGATCTGTTTTATAGTCTACAATTAGATAAAGAACAAGAAGAATTTGCTAATGCAATTTGGAACAAGGACAATGATATTATTTTCTGTAATTCCAAAAGTGGAAGTGGCAAAACTACTATTGCCGTTGGTATAGCAAATTTACTTGTGCAGTACCAAATGTTCTCAAAGATTATTTATATTGTTTCGCCCTGTGCAGAAGGAAGGTTGGGATTTCTACCCGGTGATGTAACTTCAAAGAGTGAGGTTTACTATGAACCACTTTATAATGCACTACAAACACTTGGTATAAACCCATTTACGGCTGTATGTACCAATAGCCTTGTTTCTGAGAAGTATGAAGAAGGTTATATCAAACCTCTGACGGACGTTTATCTCAGAGGTGTAAACTTCAAGGACGCAGTTATTATAATTGACGAGTCTCAGAACGCAACTTTTGACAATCTTAAAAAGACTTTAACAAGAATAGGTGAAAACTGCAAGACAATTTGCATAGGGCATACAGGACAGATTGATTTACTTAATCATAAGGCAAGTGGATTTGAGAAATATCTAAATCATTTTTCAGGAAAAGAACATTGTCAGATTTGCGAGTTACATACTAACCATAGAGGTTGGGTATCAACTTGGGCTGACGAATTGGAGGATTAAAATAAATGGCTAAAATAACAAAAAAGAACGTTCTGTCGGTACAGGGCATTGTAAACATAGAAAACGGAAAAATAACATTTAGCGTTGAAGATATTGAGGGTGAAATTGCCCTTGCGGAACTTATGTCAGATTTCAACGGTCAGGAAGTAAAACTGTCTGTAAATCAGACAGACGAAATTGCATAGTGGGAGGAATTTAAAATTTCTACATACAAAAGATTTGAAGGCGAGTCTGATGACGAGCTTATATTTAGGATTTGTAAAGACAAAGCAAGAATAGGCACTTGGAATGATGTCAGGGATATTTTAAATAATTTGCTTAACGCTGATTTTGGCGAGTCAACTTATCGTAAGAAATTTCAATGCTTCGAGAAAATGTTCAATGCAAATCAGAAAACTTTTGCAGACACAGAAAACACCCTTAATGAAATTCAAGACCAAATTCGTGAATTAAAGAAAGAGCGATACAAACTTCAAACAGAGAAGTTGGAGAATAATAGGTGGCTTAGAGAAAATGCACGAGATGAATTGATAACTGAAAAAATAGTCAATGCAATTTCTGATATAGAACCTATCATAGTTCCTGATTATTTATCTGGAGAAAGTAATAGCAAATCTGCGATATTGGCATTTACTGATTGTCACTTTGGTATAGAGTTTTGCATAAAAGATCTATTTGGCAATGTAATAAACGAATATTCTCCAGAGATATTTGAACGCAGAATGTGGAGTATGCTCGAAAAAGTTGTTGACATCATTGCCAAAGAGGATTTGGCAGAAATTGATGTTTGGGAACTTGGTGACAGCATATCAGGACTTCTCAGATTAAATTCTCAACTGATGCACCTTAGATATGGTGTCATAGATTCGGCAATAAAGTATGCTGAATTTCTTGCCAATTGGCTCAATGATCTTTCGCAATATGTGAGAGTAAATTTCCAAATGGTTAAGGACAGTAATCATTCACAACTTAGACTTCTCGGACAGCCTAAGAATAGTTTTCCTGATGAAAACATGGCAAAGGTGATTATTGTTTTCATAAGGGAAAGACTTAAATATAATCGAAATGTAAACATAATTGAGAATGAAACAGGCTTTTGTTTTAGCGATGTTGAGGGTTATAACGTGCTTGGTTGTCATGGTGAAGTAAAGGATTTACAGAACTGCACAAGTTCTTTTTCAAGAGCGTACAATACAAATATTGATTACGTTTTGGCAGGTCATGTGCATCACCAAACCTCAAAGGAAAATGCAAAACATTCAGAGGTGCTTACAATACGTTCTATGGTAGGTACTGATGACTATGCTATGTCTTTAGGCAAGACTTCTGACACGGGTGCAAGCCTGTTTATATTTGATAATGAATTTGGCAAGATTGCCAACTATGATATAAAAGTAAAGTAGGTGAATACTATGATGATTAAAAAGAGTTATAACGATTTTGATACTTTCATGCAGGATATTATTGATGTTTATCTCGAAAATGAGGGCTTTAGTGTTTTATGTGATTACAAGTTGGCTTGTAAGATTGTCAAGAAATTTTTATCATTTGACGATAAAACTAAAATTAATTCTATTTCTCTTGATCCGCCTGAGTGGAACGGATATGTTGGCGAATTTGTTGTTTCAACTTTTGAAAACGAGTTGTTCTGTGAAAGAGCAAGACGTGACGATAAGCCAATAATTGTTGGTGATGAGAATATTGTTTTCGTTCAGCGAGATTTTGTCGGCAAGGATTTTACTGAAGAAGATTATGTTCCAAAGCTTTATTTTGGTTTTACAATTAGTGAATAATTTGTAGTTAAATACAACTCCTTTTATTATATTTTGCAGGATAGCAAGCGTTATCCTGCATATTGTCGGATAGCTTAATCGGTAGAGCAACGCACTGTTAATGCGAAGGTTGTGAGTTCGAGTCTCACTCTGACAGCCAAAAAACAGAACTTAACACGCCTCTTAAAATGCGTACCACGTTGAGTCTTTTAAATGAAAAAATCTGACGAGATTTTTTGCACGGATAGCTGACAAAGCTTTGTTGGCTATCCTTAGTTTTAATTACAAACTAATTCAACCTCATGCACCTCTTAATAATGTGTCCCAGTGAGGGGTATTTTGAGTTATGGTTTTGTGGATTTTGTATTACTCAAAAAACAAAATTCAAGCCCTTGTGGGCAAAATAAAGAAGACTAAGTGTGAGGGCAACACTCTAAAGAAATCCCATTTGAAGAACAAGTGCTAAAAGCGACACTCTAAAGAAAGCTTGATATTAGAAGAAAGGAGAGGTTGAAATGGCTAAGAAAAGCAAGCGTATCCAAGTACATGATGACGAAATACTTTCAAAAATCAATTCAGAAACGATGAAACTATGGAACAAATATAAAATTGATATGTCACTTAGAGAACTCTCCGAAAAGACTATCGCAGGCTATCAAAATGATTTAGAGTCTTGGTGGATATACATATACAAAAATCAGGGCAATCAAAGTATTATTGACTTAACGGAAGATGATATAACTGAATTTTTATATTTTTGTAAAACTGAGGGTAATAATTCAAGACGTATGAAAAGGCGTATGGCTTCAATTTCAGCTTTTTATAAATTTCTGCGTAAGAAGAAGTTAATTACAGAAAACCCAATGGAATTTATGGATAGACCTAAGAAAGATACAGATGTTATTACTCAGACGTTTTTAACTGTTGAACAGGTACAGGAATTAAGAATTACCTTACAAAACTTAGTAGAAAACGCTGACACGCATCATAAGAAACATAGGGCTTTACAATATCAGTGTTATGCTCTATTTTCATTGTCTACAATGGCTAGAGTTAATGCGGTTGCGAATACTAAGTGGGAACAAATTGATTTTGACAATAGGGTTGTCAATGATGTAGTTGAAAAAGAAGGCTATGTTGTAACTCTTTATTTTTCGGAAGAAGTTAAGGAACTGCTGTTAGGTTTACTTGAGTACCGCAAGACAAATAATATTATTGACAATGGCTATGTTTTTGTTTCTTACACAGACGGAAAGTTTGATAAGGTAACTAATGGCACATTAAATTCTTGGTGTCATATTATTGGTGAAATGATTAATGTTCCAACGCTACACGCTCATGATTTTCGTCATTCGGGAGCTACGCTATATAAAAACGCAGGTATGTCACTAGAAGATGTTTCGGCATTGCTCAACCATAGTGGAACTGACGTGACAAGAAAATTTTATATTAGGGTTGATAAAAAGAAAATTAGCCAGAATAAGGATAAATTTGATTTTTGAGCGATTAAGCACTCATAGGGCTATAAAAGGGTGCTTTTATTACACAAATATAGAGAGGAAAATAATTATGGACGAAAAAGCAATAGAAATTGTAAGAGATTATATTGGAGAACATCTTGACAAATCAGATACAAAGCCTGATTTTGAAGTTTACACAGTATGGAAGTGCAAGGCATTACAGAATTGGAAATATTTACTTTCAAGCACTCTTTTTGACGGTATGTATTATGAATTAACATACAATGGCGACAAAAAAGAGTGGTATCTTGACGCCTACAAGAAGTTGGAGAACAAGGTTGTTAAAGAATAGTAATTAAATAGATACCAAATTAAGCACTCTTATTGAAAATAGGAGTGCTTTTATATTGGCTTGAAAATTCAACAAACAAAAAGGAGGTGGCTCGATTATGCCAAGGAAAAAAGTAAAAACCCCTGTAAGTACAAAAATATGTACAGAATGTGGCAAGGAAAAGCCACTGTCACAATTTTATACTACTAGAAATAGCAATATTTCTACTGATGGCAAAACAGTAAATATATGTAAGTCTTGTGTCAAAAAGGGTTCTTATAATTCTGATGGAAGCTTAAATATAGAAGCATTCCAAAAGAAACTAATGTTAATGGATAAACCATATATACCAGAAGCTCTTGACTCTGCTATGAGTGAAGTAAGAAGATCTTTAGAATTGGGTAAGGGTAGAACCGATATTATAGGCTGTTATTTTAAGAATGTGTCAACATTGCCACAGTATACGAAACTATCTTTTTTAGACTCTATGAATTTGTTTAATCAAGGCAAGTCTATTACTGAGGCAGTAACTACAACGGAAAAACGCAATATACTTCCTAGAAACGAAGAAGTATATGTAAATATGGTTGACGATTTCGTTGTTACAAACGATATTACTGACTTATTTGGCGAGGGGTACACAAAATCACAGTACCGAAAAATGAAGAAAAAGTTTGATAAATTAAAAGAAAACTACTCAATTCAAACAAACTTACACGAGGAAGCTTTAGCAACTTATGTTCGTTTCAAAGTGAAAGAGGAAGAAGCTACAGCAGCAGGAGATGTTGGAAGTGCTGACAAATGGAATAGAGCTGCCCAAGATGCTGCTGATAAAGCAAAGTTGACTCCAAAACAATTAACGCAGGCTGATTTGCAAGGTGGAGTAACTTGCATTTCGGAAATATCAAAAGCTTGTGAACAGGCGGTTGATATTGTTGAAATATTACCTAAGTTTAAGTACCAACCTAACGATGCTCCTGATTTTATAATATGGTGCTATATTAACTATGCTAGAAAATTAAAAGGATTACCTAAGTGTGAGTATAAGGAAGTATACCAATTTTATGACGACATGAAGAATGAGTACATTTCTCAGTATGGAGATCCCTATGGTATTTTTACTGATGACACATCGGAAAAAAATAGGAGTTCTGTTGAAACGTTTATAAAACTGCCAAAAGATTATGAGAATGGTGACAAGTAATGAACTGGCAAAGAATAAAAGATTTTGAAAAAAATAGTGATAGTGTATTTGGCAAAAATCTACATAATTATTACACTTTTATAAGTTGGGCTAAGTGGTATCCTGATTTATTACTCGACTTAATGAAGCCTGAAACAGGTGGATTAAATCTGCATTTAGATCAACGCATATTTTTGCGTTGTGACGTTAGATTTATGAGTATGTATGGAACGTTTAGCCGTGGATATGGCAAATGCGTAAGTGGAGATACTATGTTATTTACCGATGAGGGTATTAAAGAGATTGGTGAATATTTTAATTATCAAAATAACGATGTAGAAACCTATTATCCTACACACGCAAGGGTTGTAAATAGATATGGTAACTTAGAATGTTCAACTTTAGGTCTTTATAATGGTAGAAAAAATACTATAAAACTGACAGATAGTAAAGGTTATTCTATAACAGCCACCCCTAATCATAGAGTACTTGTTATGAAATTAAATGGAAGTGTAGATTTTGTAAAAACAGAAGATATAAAGATTGGCGATTATTTGGTTATTAATCGCAAAAATAATATCTGGGGTAATAATAATAAAGTTGAATATAAAAATGAAATTGGTGCATATGTAGAAAGCTTATCTCAACAATCACGTTCACATTTGAATATCAGGGCAATGCCAGATGGAATTACATCTCAATTAGCATTGATTTATGGATATTTGATTGGAGACGGTTGTATGACTTCAAAAAATACAATTATCTTTACTAATATAGGTGATGAGATATTAGACAAGTTTAAAAATATTACGCAGAAATATTTTAACGTTGATGTCAAAAAAAGAAGTGGCAATAATTACGACTATGAAATTAATGACACTTATTTAAGAAAATATCTCGAAATTATAGGATTTGATTATAGTAGATCATATGATAAAAAAGTACCTAAATCTATAATGGTAGCTAGTAAAGATGTTGTGTCAGCATTTTTACAAGGCTTATTTGACACAGATGGTACAGTAGATAATAAAATTATATCTTTAACAACAGTGTCGGAAAAGTTGGCAAAACAAGTTCATTTTTTATTACTGAATTTTGGTATTGTTTCTAAACTAAGTATTAAGAAAACAAAAAGTAAATTTGGTAAAGCATATCAAATTTATATATCGGGGAACGATGTTGGTATTTTTAAATCTGAAATTGGTTTTGGTTTAAAGAAAAAGGCTGACAAACTTGATAAGTTGTGCAATAAAAAACATAACACAAATACGGACATAATACCATATCAGAACGAATTAGTTAAATCTGTGCTTAATAAATTGAATTTGCATTGGAGCGTTTCAAGGGAGTTCAATCATATTATAAGTGGAGAATGTGATTTAACATACTCTAAATTAGATAGGTTAATTACTCTATTGAACGAAAGGGAAGTTGCAAATAACACCTTAAACGAGTTGCATACAACTCATTATTTTTATAGTCCTGTTGTTAATATTGAACATACAGTTTCAGATACATATGATTTTCATTTACCTCAAACACATTCATTTGTGAGTAATGGAATTATAAGTCATAACACATTTGACGAGGTACTTGCTATGGTTGTAGTAGCAATGCTGTTTCCAAATATTGAATTAGCTCTTTCTGCACAGACAAAAGAAAATGCGGCAGATTTGTTGAAGTCAAAGTGGAATGAAATTGTAAAATTATATCCACTTTTAAAGGACGAAATAAGAGAAGCTAGGTTTTCAAAGGGAAATGCTTATATTGAATTTAAAAATGATGCGACCATAGATGCTATTGCAAATGCTCAAAGCACAAAGGGTCAAAGACGTAGAAGGTTAAAAATAGAGGAATCTGCATTGCTGAATAATGTACTGTTTCAAGATGCCCTTGAGCCTGTAGTTGAAGTTCCAAGACTTACGGTTGGCAGACTTGCGATAGTAGACCCAATGGAACTTAATCAGCAAATTCATTTTTTTACAACGGCAGGATTTAGGGGTTCAGACGAATATCAGCGTAGTATTTCAATGTTAGATGATATGGAAAATCTAAAGGGAAAAATAGTTTTGGGAAGCAACTGGCAACTTCCGTGTTGGTATGGTAGGGGAAGTAATAAAAGCAAAATACTTTCAAAGAAGAAAAATTCTTCTGTTGTAGCCTTTGCTCAGAACTATGAACAAGAATGGGTCGGCTGTGCTGACGGTGCGTTGGTTAATATTAATAAACTAATGAATTGCCGTACTCTAACGGAAGCGGTTTTACAAAATCCAAATCCAGAACAAGAATATTATATGGGCGTGGACGTAGCAAGAAGCCAAAAAACTTCTAATAACCAATCTTCTATTGCTGTAGTGCGTGTAATTAGAAGTAAGGATAAAGGGAGAATTATTTACATTGATGTGGTGAATATTATTAATATTCCTAACGTACTTAATTTTAATGCCCAAGCTGCTATTATCAAAAAAGTTCAAAAACTTTATATGGCTAAAGTAGTTGTGTTAGATGCTAATGGACTTGGTGTTGGATTAGCTGATGAACTTTTAAAAGACACGATTGACAATTCTACAGGTAAGGACTTGGGCTGTTGGGACACTATTAATGACGATAATGTTCCAGAAGTTCCTAACTCGCCACAAATACTTTACAATATGAAAGCTCAGACTTGGCAAAATGAAATTGTAAGCACTTTTATAGATATGGTGGATAGTGGCAAACTTAGATTACTGGAAAAAAGACAAGATAATGATTTTACCGATAATGAATGGGATAGTTTTGACGAGAAAGTTAGACCTTTTATTGAGACAGATGCTTTTATTGAAGAAGCCGCGAATTTAAAGATGAAACATCTTAATAACGGCAACATTACTATTGAACAAGTTGTAAAAAAAGTAAATAAGGATAGAGTTTCGGCATTGATCTATGTGTTGTGGTACGTTAATAAATATGCCCAAGACATAAATAACGATGAATACGATTATTGTTGTTTATTCAACTAATGTAAATACAAATGAAAGTGAGGTGAGGCTATGCCTGAGAATATTGCAGATAATACTGAGAATGTTATTGAAAACAATCAAGATAAAATAGAAAGTGTTTCAGAAACTAACTCCATGTCAAATACGCAAGAGCGTTCCTATGAGTCAAATGCTTTTTATGAAATGACATCTTTTTGGGAAGATTGTATTGAAGATTTACCTATCAATATTGAGGATATTAAGAAATTTGCTCATAATCCGCAAATACATATAAAAAATATTCGCAAAATTTGTCGGTGGGCGTATTATGAAAATGGCTCTGTTATGACTTCTATCAACTATCTTAAAACCATGTTCACCTTGGATAAGGTGGTTTATTCAAAGTCAAAAACCAAACGCAAGAAGAAATTTGAAAATGCAAGACAGTTAATGCAACAAACTCTTGACACAATAAGATATAAGGAAGTTATTCGAGATAATTTGTTTAACGATATGATTGAGGGAATGGACTTTAAATACTTTGAGATTACAAAGTCCGTATTCGCTGACAAGTACCTTGATGACATTGATACTTTAAATATTGTAGAGATTAATGAACTGGGAGTTAAATGTGCAGTTATTAATCTGCCTGTTGACTATTGTCGTATAGTTGGCAGAAAGAATGGTTCACCTATTGTTGCTTTTGATTTAAGATACTTTGACGATATGGCAGAAGACGACGACAAAAGAAGAAAACTACAGGCTTTTCCAAGAGAAATTCGAGAAGCGTATAGTAAATATTCAACTCACGATAATATTAAGTCATGGAAAGTTTTAAATAACGATAATACAATGGTAACAAAAATTAACTGTAAGGCTATTAATCCTTATGGTGTTCCATTAATGATTTGTGCGTTGGACGATGTATTGTACGCAGATTATTTCACTTCTACAAAGCGGAATATACTAGATCAGTTGAACAATCAAATTATTTATCAAACATTTCCTGAAGCAAAAGACGGACGTTGTACTTTGACGGAAAGCCAGCAGAAACACCAACATAAGGTAGTTAAAGATGCTATTACTACAAGACAAAATAAATATGGCAAGTCATTTTTCTCGCTTGCCGCAGGTACAAAATTAAATGACATAAAAGTTGACACTTCTATTTTTGACGAAAAAAATGAAAATGCCAATAAATCAAAAGTGCCTGCCGATTTGGGTATTGCTAGTAGTGTCCTTGACGGTAATAGTACAGGAAACTATGCTGTTGCAACACTTAATTTGGAGTTGGTTGCAGGAAACGTATATGATTGGATAAATATGTTTATTATGGAATTGAATAAATGTATTAACGCCAATATTATTAAGGATAAAAAGCTTTATATGGAGTGTGCTATTTTACCTGTTACTTTTGTAAATAGAGATAAACAGGTTAAATATATGACCGACCTTTATGCTAGAGGTAAGGGGTCTTTGACAGCTTGGATTGCAAGCACTGGTTGGGATAGCGATGTATACTTGTCACTTATGGATTACGAACTGGATAATGATTGGGAAAATAAATATCCAACGCATAAGACGAGTTATACCATGAGTAGCAAAGATAGCGACCCAAGTGATGCAGACCACTCAAACGGTGGTAGAACTAAGGTAGCTGAAAAGACAAACGAAAATAGCATAATGAGCGAAAATCTAAATGGAAACGCTCAACCAAAACCTTCAACAACAAACTAAAACCTAAGTTGCGTTTAGTGACTAGGTTTATTTTATGTCAGAAAAGAGGTGAAAGTTAGTGTTTCATTGTGAAATAAGCGAAGCAAAGAGGTCGGACGGTCGCAGACGTGTAAAGTTGGTACTACACGAAATTCATCAAGACCGTAATCACTATAACAAAAATGGTATTAGTTACAATGAGCAGTATGTTAGAAATAATGCAGATAGTATTATTGGTATGCCTATTTGTGCAACATTTTTGGATAGTGAAAAAGATATTCCATACGACCATGGAATGACAGGTCAAGACGGCAATATGCCATTATTTGAAAATTCTGTTCAAGTAGGTTCTGCTGATGGTTGGTCTATTGAAGATATTCAGATTGATGGTGAGAAACATAAAGTTCTTATTGCCGAGGGTTATATTAATCAGCAACGTTATCCACATTTTGTTGAATGGCTTGAAAACAAAATTAATGATGGTGATACAATATATGGTTCTGTTGAATTTGTTGGTAAGGGCAAAAATAAAATAGTGTATGACGGAGAGCCTGTCGAAAAAGGTAGAGTACCAAAAGTTTATGACTATAGTGGATATTGCATTTTAACTGTCGAGCCTAGTGACGATAGTGCAATACTGATAGAACTAAATCAAAAGATAAAGGAGGACGAGAAAGTGGACGAAAAGACACTTAATCAGATTATTTCTGCTGTTGAGAATAAGATTACTGAACTCAATACTAAAAATGCAGATTACGAGACTAAGATTGCTGAAATGAATGAGATTATTTCTACAAAAGATGCAGAGATAGCAACTCTTACAGGTGAAAAGACAACAGCCGAAACCAATGCTTGTCAGAAAGACGAGAAGATTAATGAACTTAACGGACTCGTTGAAACAATGAAAGCAGAATTGAATGAACTTAAAAAGACTGCAAAGATTGCAGAACTCAATTCAGCTCTTGGAGATTTTTCAGACGATGAAAAGAACATGGCTAAGGATAAGCTTGACAAGTTTAACGCAGATCCTATGGGTTGTGGTATCGAGGTAAACGATATTGTTACAGAAATCAACGCTTGTATCGGTGCTGAGACAAAGAAGAAGGAAAAGGCAATGGCTGTTGAGATTAATTCTCAGAACAATTTTGCCGCTGACATATTTGGTTGCGTAGATACCGACAACGATGACGATAAGAATGATAAACTCGATATTGATAATCTGTTTGTATAAAAAATACGATTGGAGGAATTTTAAATGATTAAATTTGCAAATATTGGTGATTTCAAGGTAGCACAGAATTTTGGCTATCTCAAGACACCTGTTGTTCTTGAGAACGGCATGGCTGTTACATATGATCTTAAAACAAAGGCTGTTGCTCTGCCAACCGCAACAACAGCAAAGCAGGCTGGTCTTGCAGTTGTAATGAACAGAATTGATAAGCCTGAGACACTCACACCAAATGATTATAGAATTGAGGTTGGTGAGTTTCCACGCATTTTTACTCTTGCTTCTCTTGCAGGACATCTTTTTGATATGGACGATGCAGTTGTAACAACAACTTATAATACACTCGCAGTAGGTGACAAGCTTGTAGTTGGTACTGATGGCAAGTGGGCTAAGAGTGCTGATATTTCTGATTATGCAGAGTATCTTGAAGTTGTGGAAAAGACAAGTTTTGGCGGTAACGGACTTAGAGTCGTTGTACACGCTTAATTAATGAATGTAAAATAAAGGACGGTGTTTTAATAATGATTAATACTTCTTTTGAACTTAATAATCTGAATAAGTCTGAGGTTGCTGTTAAGAACGCAAAGGCTTTCAACGAAGTAGTTGAGATTTGTTCTGCTCTTTTTGCAGGCAAAGATACATCAAAGTACGGTCAGAAGGTAGACGCAGTACGTTCAAGAATTTCAAAGCTTGGTGAGCAGGCACTTGCAGGCGATAGCAGAGCAGTTGCAGAGATTAATACTATTGTAAAGTATATTATACAGCCAAGGCTTCTCGAGGCAACAAAGGTATTTAATTTCCTTGGTAACTATCGTGAGATTGGCTATGATGAGCAGCCAAGAGTTAAGACTTATTCTTATGAGGGTCTTGATGCTAGGCTTCAGGCTTCTGGTTCTGATGTAAGTTTTGCAGGTAGAAAGTGGGTAGAGTACCCAATCGTAACTCAGACAATATCTTCTGGTATGGCTATTGATTATCGTGAGCTTGCTTCTGGTAATTTTGCTGGTACTGTAGCAGAGGAAATGGCACAGGTACAGACCGACATGAACAACAAGGGGGTTGCTTATGTGTTTGATGTCATTAAATCTGCACTGAAGAACAATACTGAATTTAAAGAGAGCTATAAAGAGTATGACTCTGCTCCAACTCAGACACAGGTTGATGGTATGATAAATAGGGTTAGAAAGCTTGGCAAGGTCGGTATTGCAGGCGACTTCTCACTTATTTCTGGTATCTGTGATTGGAACGGTTATAAGACAGTTGGTTCTACACCAATCCCATTCTTCAATGCTACACAGGTAGATGAGATTGCAAGAACAGGTCTTAATGGCTTTTATAAGGGTTCAGCTCTTATTGAAATTGAGAACCCATATAACTTCGCAAAGCCACTTGCTGACAAGTCAGGTTTTGACACATACTACAATCCAAATGATCTGTGGTTTATTGCACAGGGAATAAATTCTCCAGTAAACATCTTCAGACGTGGCGGTATTACAACTATGACAGGCAATGATGTTGAGACAGGTACAGTAAAGACACGTTTCGATATGGAGCTTGGTGCTGACGTTGTAAAGGGCAGAGAATTTGAAATTGGTCTGCTTACAAAGCAGGTTATAAAGCAGGATTAATTACATAATAATTATTGATGTGGCGAGGGTGTAAGCTCTTGCCACATTATTATTATATTTGAAAGGAAGATTAAAATTTGGCAAATGTAAGAAAAAATACAACTACTGCCACAATGAATAACGATATTACAGAAGTAAAGTCTAAAAGGGAAATTCAGCTTACCGATAGAGTATTTCTGGAAAACACTCGTAATTGGGAATTGGGTTTTAGGGCTGTGGAAACACAAAGAGATATTACTATTCCACCAAATGCAAAGAAATTTGCACAGCTTAATGTTGGAGAGGTTATGGCTCAGATACAGGAAGGTAATGGAATGTTCTGTGGTACTGATGGCTTTGGCAATAATGCTTATCTGAAAATTCTTGACGAGGATATAAGAAGATACGTTTTTTCACTTGACGAGAATGATAATAATGAACCTGTTATTCTTGATATTAACAGTGTAAAGGCACTTCTTGGCATTAGCAATAAAGCCGATTTTATGGCTGAACTCTCAAGACTTGTAGTTACTGAAGGCGATAAGAAAATGATTATTCCACTTGCCAAAGAAGTTGGAATTGACAATGTGGCAGTTTATAAGCGTAACGAAATAGAAAATATTTCAGGCTATAAGTTTTAAGAAAGGGTGTGGTTAAAATGGCTACTACCTATGAAGATGTGGTCGCTGTTTTTGAGTCCACATTTCTTGAAAGGGTTGCGTTAAGTGACGACCTTGTTTTTCAGTGGTTTAAAATGGCTTGTGGCGAGTTTTCAACTCAAATTAGTCAGCTTTATTTTAATAATGAGAAAAAAATATTTACTGATATTGACGGAAACGATATTGTTTTAAATCAGATAGTTGTTAATATATTGGGTTATACAATAAAGAGATTTTATTGTGAAAGACAATATAGCAAAATTGTCAAACGTAGCAACATAGTTTCTAAGGATTTATCAATAAACAACTCAGAGGGTGACAAAAGACAAGCTAAAGTTGAGATTGATTGGGTGAACTTTAAAATAGTTGACCTTTATGAGCAACTTAAAGACACTGCGTATAATTGAGGTGGTTGAATGAGTAAAGAATGGTACTTAATTCGGCAACCGTATTATACGGAAGGTTCTGAAAAACAAGACTTGTTGTTTGATAGTGAAATGTCATTCAATGACGTTTTAGAGGATAGCGTTATTGAAGATGATATTATTCTGTGCAGTGGAGTGTTTAACGGTGAGAATTTTGAAAATGAATTTGCTACAAAGGGCATAATTCAGAATGAAATACCTGACACGCCAACACAAGCTTGGCAAAGACAGGTTTTAACCTATATTAGTACAATATCGGACTATAAGTATATTAAATACGATAATAAGATTTGGCTAATATTGACCGAGCCTACAAATAACAAGCTGTACGAAAAATCTATTTTGTATTTGTGTAATTACGTTATTAAGTGGCAAGACGAAAATGGCATAGTTCATTATAAGCCGTGTAATATTCAAAATGCTTCACAGTACAACTCAGGCACAAATGAGACAAAAGTAATTACCATTGGTTACGATCAGTTGATGATGTACATTTCGCTTGACGAAGAAACGAAATATTTTCCTCATGATAAGCGTTTTTTCATTGATTATAATGACAAAGAGCCTACACCTTATAGAATTACTAGACCTGATACTGTCAGCTTCTCTTTTGGAAATAGCAGATGTATGCACATTATCTTGTCAGAGGGTCAATATAATCCGCAGACAGATAGAATTGACCTTATGCTATGTGATTACTTTAAGCCCAATAATGCAACCAAACCTGTTGAAATATCTTACAGTGGCAATGCAGAAATTCGTTGTGGTGGTACAGTAAAAACATTTACTGCAAAAACAGATAAGAGTGTCACTTGGTCTTTGAAATTACTTGATAAACAACAAGATTTTATTACCATGATAGTAAATGAAAATAAGGTAAAGATAAAGTGTTTAAGCAACAATGCTTTAATCGGTAGCTCTTTTAAATTGGTTTGTACAGTTGATGATGTTTTGTCTGAATTGTTAATTAATATAGTGGGAGGTGTGTAAAATGCCAATAAATTCTGTTATATCGGAGTGGAAAAATAAAGCTATTTCTATGATATTATCACAAGATAATATATTAGATTTATTTGAAAAGGACGATGAAGAACTAGAAAATATTGTGTATTCTAATATATACCCTTTTTTATATATACCTTACACTCAAACTAATGTAGAATTGTATCTTAACATTGAAGTTTCAGTTCCGAAAGTAATATGGGGAGCATTTAAGGGTTATCCCCAAATGATAATCCAAATAATTTGTCACCAAGATAAAATGAGACTTAACAAAGCTGGTATTTCCAAAACTAGAATGGATTATGTGTCTGAATTGTTAGGTCAGTTATTTAACAACTCAGATGGTTGGAGTGGCAATAGAATACAACTTATTTCGGACGTACCAGATAATTTGTCACCTGTTTATAAAAGGCGTACCTTAATATTTCAAGGTGAAGAACTTACGATAAATCCATGTGAGGGTAATTAGTTATGGACGAACTTTCGATTTATCGTAATAAAAAAGAAACATTTATGTTAGGCAAGTTTGAAATTCACAACCCAACTTTGGACGAGATTTCAGACGAGTCAAAACTAGGTGAAAAACAGTTTTGGGTCATTGTGTCTGACATAATTTCAACTCCATATGATAGAAGGCTATATCTTTGGAGCAAGGGTATTGATTTTAACTCAGTAGATAGTTTTGACTTGTTTTGTGATATTGTCGAAAATCATTTGTTAACTGATGTTTCATTTATAATCCGTAATATTGATTTTGGTAAGATGAAACGCTATATTGACACGAATAGCGGTGATATTATTTTATTTGATGTTTATAACAATATTCAAATAGGTAAAGCAGATTATGAACTGCTTACTGAATATTTCAGGAAAATGCTTAATATCGCTGATAACAATATTAAAGACGGAAATGAACACACCCGAAAATGGAGATTACAATATGAATTAGACAAGCTTGAAAGACAATTAGCTAGGGGTGAGTATCAAGAAAAAGAATTTCGTTCTATTTTGTTGCCATATATTTCAACATTAACAAATATTGAAGGGTTTAAATATAACTGGGACACGGTTTGGTCGTTACCTATTAATGTTTTTTATGATTGTCTTTTAAGAAATCAAATCATAAATCAAGCACAGAAGCTTACCACAGGTTTGTATAGCGGTACTATTTATTATAAGGACATTAAGAATAAAGAAGAATTAAATTATTTCCGTACATGGTAACGGAAACAATAGAAAATAAAGGAGGAAATAATATGTTTAATCCAGACAAATTGCTTTTTAAACAAGCTATTTCAGGTCAGATGTTTTCGCCTACTGACGGAGTGCTGTTTTGGACTCTTGAAGATTTGAAAGATGTAAACATTCAGACCAATGCTACTTCACAGGATAAGACAGATGCAACAGGTGCTGTAATTGCAAAATACTATGACGCTGATACAGTTCAGATTACAGGTAATACATCGTTCCTTACGCTGTCACTTCTTGCTGCTCAGTGGGGTACAGAAAAGAACGTTGCAAGTTCTACTAACAAAATTCTCATTCCTAAAAGAGAGAAGATTAAGGTGGGTAGCGACATAACAAAGATTACTCTGAGTAAAGTTCCTGTGGGTGGAATATCATTCATTTATCTGCTCAATGAAAGGAAGGAACAGGTTGCTTCTTACAAATATGCAGCGGTAAATTCAGAAAAGGAATTTTCACTTGATGCGGCTAAGAAAGAAATTACACTTCCGACAGATACTGCTATCAAGGAAGGAATGACTATTCAGGTATATTATACATATGAGTCTGAAAATGCAGTTGACATTACAAAGAGTACGAATGATATGCCAAAATCAGGTGAATTTTGGCTTGAATCAATCTTTACAGATATTTGTGATAAAAATATTGAATATCATGGTTGGGTTGTCGTGGCATCTTCACAGCTTTCTCCTGAGACTCAGATACCGCTTGACAAAACAGGCGACTTCCCATTTACTATTGACTCTCTGAAGGACTATTGTAGTGACGAGGGTCAGCTTCTGAGATTTGTTATTCCAGAGGATTAATTTATGGAAAACAACCATGAATGTATTATTTGTGGTAATGGATATTATGCGTGTAATAAATGTGATAAAATAAATAGTTGGAGGAGATATGTGGACACACCATCTTGTTATCAATTATATTTAATCATAGAAGAATATATGCACGAAGTCATTTCCAAGGTTGAAGCAAGAAAACTTCTTGCCAATATTGGTATTACTTCCGAAACATTAAAAAAGAAAGATTATAAAGAGTCGGTCTATAATGTTTTGGCTGATATTACAAACCTTAAAAATAGTACAATAAATAAAAAAACTAAATAAAATAGAAAGGGCGGTTATTATGTGATATAATCCCCTTAGAGTAGACACATGAAATAATAAAATGGTGTAACTCTAAA